TCCTGCAGGGGCCGGTAGTAGTTAGTCAGGACGTCTCCTGAGGCAGAGGTGACAGCATTATCGGTGCGGCCGCCACCAGCATGGGTAGCACAACCCTGGTCGTCCATGTCCGAGAGAAGCCATTCGACGTGGTTGTCGTTCTTCCCCGGCGTGTAGTAGTGGAGCAGCGACCCGGCCTTGGGGGCGTTGGCACTGCTGTACTTGTTGAGGGCTTTGAGGTCTGTCCCAATGGTACGGATCCAGGCGATGGCCATTCCCGACTTGTAGGGCTGCTTGAGAAGGTCGTGTTGAACTCCAGCTTCATGCAGAATACCTAAGGGAGAACATCCCACAGTTGGTCTTGATGAGAACCGTCTGATTAGGATCATCAACTCCACGACAGACCAGGGTTGCTAGGTCATCCTTTCGAACCAGGAGCGAGCAACCAATATATTTTCGAACTAATTCTACGAAGGTATCACCGGAGTTTGCCATACCCAAGATCTGGTATGAGTAGATTCCTCTTATAGCTAGTTTGGGTATGCCCTCCGAACTAGTTGCTCAGAAGACTCCTGTCAGCAAAGAAGACCTGATTCGAGCTCTGTACGAGGCGTGGGCTCACTTATTCGGCGAAAGTCCAAAAAAAGAATCTGTCTGGTGCCTGGCCGGCCAATGGGCCTTAGAAACTGGCTGGGGGGCCAGTATGTGGTGCTACAATTTAGGCAACGTTAAGTCTGTTGGTGGTGATGGTCATGACTATTGCTTCTTTGCCTGCAATGAAATCCTGAAGACCGCCACAGCTCATGCAATGGCTGCTGCGAACCCCACGACTGCCAAGGTGACTCAGGATCGGAATGATGGGTTGTCTATCATCTGGTTCTACCCAGACCATCCAGGATGCCGATTCAGAGCCTTCAACACATTACTGGATGGGGCAGTCGACTACATCGGTCTACTCAACAAGAGATTTGCCAGGTCTTGGCCTGCAGTGCTTGCCGGCGACCCAGCTCAGTTCTCGCACCTACTCAGGCAGCAATGCTATTACACAGCCGACGAAAGCAGCTATACTCACACCCTAACATCTGTATTCCACACTATTTCACAGTTGAATGTGGATTACACGACTCCGCCAGACTTGACGGATGATCAGAAGAACAAGATTCAAAACCTAGTAGCTCTTACGATGGCCCAGAGTCTCGACGATGTTACCCAGGCAACCTTCAACACGGATGACACGGTAGCCTGAAGGTTACTTACCCTTCTTTTCACCCTTGTGCTTCTTGCCACTTTTGGGTTTGGGGGAGACCTCAGGAGCCGAAGTTTCTTCGGCTTCCACTTCTTCTTCGACGAAGGACTGAACCGGTTCCGACCACTGGTCATCCAGGGCGGTACCTTCAACGGTTATCTCGGGTGGAGCTTCAACCACAACAGGTTCAGGAGCTTGAGCTACCTCTTCAGGTTGCGGAGCAGAGGGGCTCTGCGTAGGATTGGCTCGTTGGGCTTCCACTTCAGCAATAACCGTGAGAAGGTATTCCGTGTCTGTTTCCTTGCCCCGCTCGGGCTGGGAGGAGCCAACTTCTCGAACTAGTTCATCCAGATATGCAGCTACACGTGCGATATTCGTTCCAGTTCTAGTAGCCGCAAGTGCCCTGGATTTGAGATCTGATAGTTCCTGATTCGAGATAGCCATTGACATCCTCCTACTGGATTCTTGAATAAAGGATTCTTCTCAGAGACTCAGGTCACTGAAATGCGGTTGAATTGGGAGGTGTATACTGACAAATGTGTTTTTCACATTGTATCCTGGTTCCCACTTTGAGATCAGCATGTCCTTGTCAATGATTTTGACAGTTGGGACATCTTCTTGTTGAGAGTTGATCCAATCAAGTACTTCTGAGTCCTTGAAGTGTGGTGACTTAGTTGCCATCCATCTCATTGCTAGGCCCATTCTTCGCCTACTGGCTTCCTCACCCTTATCAACGCTACCACTTGCGTATACCTTCAACCTATCCTCAAGCGGAAGCTTGGACGTTGCAGCGAACGATGACCGTATGACTGCTAGTGCCGCATGGAAACACTTCTGACGGTCTTGAACTAAGTCAGTTCCGCTCCAACCCTCGTTAGGCTTGTTGCTGAACTTGTAACCACCCCCAATAGTCACAACGATTCTATTTGGAGTGTTACCCTCAGCATCAACTTTCCCAAGTTGAATCTGATTCAAACACCAAGACTTACCACCGTCACCTTGAGCTAGCTTTCCAATTCCAAGGTCAACATCCTTTCGAAATGAGCTTTCAAAAGTACTCGCTGATAAAATAACCATAAGGGTGCGAGCCCGACCGCGGCTGCCATGAAATAGAGGTTTTTCCTGAGGGTCATAAGCTACCATCATTGCATCAGAGGCAATCGAATCGTAGCGAGCTTTGGCTTCTTCAACGGTTTCCGTAGCTTCAGGGATGTATTGTTTTCGGCCCATCGGGGCCACTGATGTAATGAGAGAAACGATCCAAGCAATTACCTGTTCCAAGGTATTACTCCTTTTTGCAGGTAGCTCCCACTATAAATGAGAACCACACTATTTAGGCCATAATGTCGTGGGATTTCAGTCGTCTTTTTGGATGAGTTCAACTCTCCTGGAGAGGGGATGTACGATAGTCGCATAATAGGTTCAGTCAATCAAAAAGTAATTAGGCCCCTTGACCTTCATACTCAATTGACCATTCTGTAAATGCTTGATTCAACAATGTATCTGACACGTGTTTCAGGTTGACTTCTCGATGGTAGTAGTATTCGTTGATAGAAAAACTTATGAGTTGACACACTTAGTGAGTTCGTGAGGTTCAACTGGAAACAAAACTTAATCAACAGCTCAGTACGGGTAACCGAGCGAAAGGATTAGAGGGTTGCCGCTCCTGATTAGGTGTGTAGATGTGCTACATAAACACACCTCTATATGTAATCGAGAGCTTAGGCAGGTTCTCACGCACTCCTAACTACACCGAAAGGGGTACTATTGAAAAAGTCCTTATATTTCAAGGTACTGCGTGAGTCAGCGATGGTTTGTAAAGCGAGTCCCGTTCGACTTCGATTGGCCAGTCGGACAGGTTTGGCACGGGTATGTGAATCCGTGGCCTGGGCCTTTGGAGTGTCCTGCTTGTTCAGGGACGGGTCTGAATGAAGAGTGTGCTTTATTACACAAGACTTTTCGAAAGTGGGCTTGCAAACTAACTCGAGTAGAGATCCTTGCAGCAAAGGAAAGTGGGTTGGACGTAGCCGAGGTTGAGAAGATCCAGAAGAGAGTTTGGGCTTCGGATACTGCGTTGATCAGATCTTACCTTGTTGAGATTCGAGCTCGCCGAAAGGGAATTTGGGGGGTCTGCGGGATATGTAATGGGACTCAGGTAATCCCGAATCAAAACCCAGCCGTTCGACAATTGTATGAAGGGGTCAATCTCTATGATGAGTGGCAGCCCATCGAACCGCCCTACGGGGAAGCTTGGCAACTTTGGGAGTTCGCTCCTCCAGAAGGTCGTCCTGTATCTCCGGTCTTTTGGTCTGATGACCTGCTAGCCAAGTGGTGTGCTGTCAACTTCAGATCCGATGGTAACAAGTGGTTGCAATGGATCAGCCGAGAAGGCATGAAACCTGAGCCAATCCAACCAATCTTCCAGCTCCAAAGCGAAAGGATCTTCCCACTATCCGAGCCTAAAAGAGGGGAAGCTTGAGCTTCTTGTCGTGGTTATTCCTTCAGAGATATCGATGCGACCTAGTTGGAGAGTTCGCTGAACAGGTTACTCGTAGGAACTGGATAGCTACCGAAGATCTTCAGGTGCTCCGAGTTCGACTAACATTAGAAAAGGCCTCGCCTGTAGCAGTTAGAGCCCTGCATTTATCCTTCGAAGAGTGGCAGGGGTCAAAGCACTTGCCGGCAATAACGGTCTTCCCAACTAGAGTTTTACCGCAGAATTAGCTGGTATTCCTTGCTTCTGGGATCCCGCTGGTGTATCCGTTGGTGCAGCATGATGACCCCCTTGAAGTTGCACCAACTATTTGTCGGCCCCACTGCGACCGAGATGCAGACTTCCCTGTATCAAAAACCAGGTACACACGGGGTATCCTCAAAGGAGAAAGATTCTGAAGAAGTAGATGCTACGGTAATACTAGCACTCTCGCGGGTAATCGAGAACGGTTCGTGTAACCGAGTTCACGTTCTTGTTCAGCAAGACCTAAGGACTTTGGTATTTGATCGAATACACGTGATGGCAAAGACCTTCACTGAAAGTGTCAAAAAGCTACCTGATGTGAAGCAGCGGAAGAAGTCCAGTATCATTGCCAGGAAGTTGTTAGAGTCCCTCCACTTGCCAGAGACGCGGGTGAACCACATCTTTTCCATTCCGGAACCCGAACGTTGGGTAGCCATCGGTTACTCAGTCAAAGACCCATTACCCGAATGGCTAAGTAAAGGCCTGACTTGAAATGCCATCTCCGCTTGGTATCAGTGAACTAGAGGAATTCTGGGATGCCATTCGAATTGATCGTATCCAGATCACCCCAGTCGAAGAGGCTGATGGATGTATCGAGTCCATCATCGAAAAATCCTTAGAGACAGTTGCCCTAAAGTTCCCAGCGGTATTAGCTGATAAGTATAGCTCAGAGAGCATTCACAAGTGGTTAACCCCTGTTCTAATCGAATTCTCTCGTGTGCTACTACATGAGTTGCTTGTAGAACAGAGAAAGAAGGATGCAACTGTACTCCTTCAACTGTTTCTGGAAGTGCCCACAATGCCAGCGCTTGAGGTCAAGGACTTCCTGAGGAATCTTCCAAGAGAGACCCTCAATAGGATCCTTATACGGATGGAGAAACAGGATAGGAAGACAGGGCTACAAGCTCTTCTGGTGCTTGAGTGCTTGTTCCGAGATCAAGATCTCACACAAGACTATGAAGTAGAGCGCGACAATGATGGATCACTAGTAGTCACTCTCTATGTCAAGTCTCAGAATGATTCCTTGAGTTTTCGCTTGAGAGAGCTATTTTCAGCATGACCCCTATCGAGGAATACTGGGATGATATCCGTCTGAAACCCAGGCGGGCAAAGTACCTGCAGCTACACCCATATGAAGTAGCTCCTCTGATTGATTGGGGTAAGGGCCTCTCTTCTACCTCTAGACCCACCTTCAAAGTGATCCCAGGGGGCAACTCACAGTCTGTTATGCGACTAGTTGCAAACGAGTTTCCTCAGGAAATCGTCATACTGGGATCAGGGTTCTGTGACTCAGAAGACTCGGTGGGGCAGTTGATGTCGACAGTTCGCCGAATGAGGGTGCCTGCGAAGTTCCGGGTTCGGGAGAACCTGTCATTCCGACCCCTGCACCCAGGATCGAACCCCCTTGGATGGGACATCCTATGGTGTCTGGTGGCTCACAGGGACATCGTTCTGTCCTCCTATCTCAAAGACCTCGTTGGAAAGAAGTCCTCGCGCCTGACCGAATTCTACAAGGCTCTGGTGGAGATCCGCTTCGAGGCCAAGGAGCGGGGGTCACTCCCGACCATCGAAGAGAATGTTGTAGCTCTTGGCCGATGGGTTGATGGTGGGTATGCCAAAGAGGGTGCGGCGCTCACCTCCCTCAAGTTGAAGACCGGGATCAAAGGGGACGTGGGAGCGGAAGAGCGGCTCGACCTGTTGTTGTTCATCCTCAATTTAGCCAAGGACAATCAGCTCCTAGAAGACTTCATGGTGTTCTTCGAGGGTATGGAGGGCCTGTCCAAGAAAGGGGCCGAAGGGCTGAACGAGATCATTTTAGCGCTAGACCGTTGGGTTCCTGTTGGGTGCCCCTTGAATCTTCTGTTAGGGTGGCGCGGATCCAAAGAAGATCGGATTAGGTTGAAAACGTTGCACCCACGATTACTGGTTCGATTCAGGGAAGGATCATCCTGGACTTCTCGTTCTAAGGAGACCCCTTGATTCAAATCGACTTGTCGAGGCCCGAGGCCAAGATCGATAAGATCCGTGGACTAACCCCACAGGTTATCTTGGGTGGTGGCCCTGAGCAGATGTGGACACCCTCCCTTGTTCGTATTGATCGACACCCCACCAGAAAGTCTAGGGTGAGTAGTTTCAAGTCTGATGACCCAGTTTTCAAACTCTATCGAGCGGGTGAGTATGAGGCTAGATCTTACTTAGGATCTCAACGGGGTACTGCCTTTGCTATCGACTTTATTCTGACAAGAGAGGGCTCTGACTGGGACAATCTTGAACTCGAGATCATCCGAGTCAACTTTCAGCTGACCTTCATTGTCTTTGAGACACCCATCGTTGTGGTACCAACTGTCCCAGTTAAGTGGATGTTCTCTAGACTCAACACCAACAACCCACTATTTAACGGGGTTGCCCAACAAGGGCAGCTAACTAGATTCGACCGAATCAATGCCTTACTGGAAGACGATTGAATGACTGAAACGCAGAAGCTAAACCTTGCCGAGCTCGAAGCTAATGCAGAGACCCAGAAGCACATCAATGTAGTGAGGGTGCTCCTTAGGGAAGCCGCCGTAGAGTTACTCAAGCGAGGTGAGCTCCACGACCTCTCCAAGCTAGTATCCCCTGAGGTCAGCATGTTCGCTGAGTACACTTCGAAGCTGCGAGGGACAACCTTTGGGAGCCCCGAGTACAATCAGTACCTCACTGAGATGGGGCCAGCCCTAGAGCACCATTACAAAAATAACAAACATCATCCGCAGTTCTACCCCAATGGCATCGAGGGAATGAATCTTATCGACCTTCTCGAGATGATGATCGATTGGTTAGCATCTACAAAGAGACATGCTGACGGGGACATTATGCGCAGTATTGAGTACAACTCGAATAGATTTGGGATCAACCCGCAATTGACTCAGATACTCAGGAACACGGCAGAAGAGATGCTCAAGACCAGCCAGCCTTCTTGCGCACCGAACTCTTGAGGCGTTCAATAGCCTTAATGAGTAGCTTCTTGTCATGCTCTGTTTCGATGCCGCCGAACACCCATCCCTCTAGCTTCCCGAGGTTGTCTCCGTTCAATTCAGTATCTAGCATTGACCAGAGCACCCCATAGAGATACTGGCGGGCGGCGATGACACCCTCATTACCCTTTGGGAACTTGGGGTCGTTATCCACTAGACTTCCGCCTCATGGCCTTAGCCACTTCAGGGTGGACGTAGTACTCAAGATTGCCGCCGTGCAAGGCAAGCTCACGGGCTACCGAGGAGGAGATGAAAGTGTGCTCTGGCTTCGCCGCTAGGAAGAAGGTCTCAATCTCCGGTGCCTGTTGTGAGTTCACATGAGCTATGGCCAACTCAACCTCGAAGTCAGATACTGATCTGAACCCGCGGATGATGACTCCGGCTCCAACGCTCTTACAGAACTTGACCAAAAGGCCACTGAAGATTTCAACTCGGACGTTGCCAATCTCAGAACAGACGGTTTCGATGAGCTGCTTGCGCTCCCCCGGTAGGAAGAATGGGGTCTTTGACGAGTTGGTTCCGATTCCAACTATGACCTCCTTGAATCGAAGACTGGCTCTCTTGACAAGGTCTTCGTGGCCATGGGTAATTGGGTCGAAGCTGCCTGCGTAAACAGCCGTCACTTCATTCGACATATGAGTTTTGTTACTTTCTGAACTGAGAGGCTAATCTTCTGGCTGACTCTAGAAATTCGTTTTCGTTATCCCCTGCCATCACACCCTTCTCACCGCAGACGATGGAGTAGCCACCCAGGATTGGCGTGACCTTGGTTGGCCCAATGACATCTTGAAGAGCCTCTGTAGCCGCTTCTCGGATCCCCTTGTACACTCGGAACCCTCGATAGGCAGCGTCAAACAGATCAACTCGAGTCACCGTTCGTGCAGCAGTTATCTGGGACATCTAGTTCATCCCACGTACAGCGGCTTGAGTGAAATCTCGAATGTCCTTCTCCAAGATAGCTTGTAGAGTCTCATCGGGATCATGTCCGTCAATAGTCGCCTTCAGTAGCTTCCTTTCAGGGTCAACTTGAACATCGACCCTGAAAGGTGGAACACCCCAAAGCTTCGCTATTCGCCTTCTCGTTCGTAAATTTAGGACTTCGTATTCCATATGCCTCATAAACTATTACGGATATGAGGCATAAATCTCAACTAATTTGGTGACAGTACCGTAACTTTTATGTTGGCCCCAAGGTTCAGGTCAATTGGCCAACAGATCTTTGAGTACACTAAGCGCGTGGAAGCTACAGTGGGGCTCGATGAGGGATCGGCCGCCTTCTTCCCTGTCCAGAACGGCGATGACCGCTGTGACCTTGAGTCCAGCCTCTTGTAGGGTCTTGATTGCCGTCACGGAGGAACCTCCGGAGGTCACTACGTCCTCGAGCAAGACCACTTCAGCACCGGCTTTGAAGACCCCCTCCACGAGCTTTCCAGTGCCATGATCTTTGGCCACCGGTCTTACATAGAGGGTGTCCAGGTGGCGCTCCCGGGTCGAGGAGTACATTGAAACCCCCGATGCCAGAGGGCAACCACCGAGGGCAACTCCGGCCACTAGGTTGACATTCGGGTAGCCAAGCACCTTCTCGTATAGAAAAGGAGCAAGAACCCAGATACCTTCGTGGCTAAGAGCGGTGTTACGGACATCTACATAGACCAGCGATTGCTTACCGGATTTCAGTATGAATGGCTTATCCGGAGTGGTTCGTAGAACTGAATGTTTTTGTAGGATTTGAATTACTTGGGTCTCGGACATGACAGCTATTACACCTGTTGTGAGGGACTAGAACTTCTTCTTATCAAGAGTGACTAGAGAATGGCATTTCTCGGATTAGCTGTACCTCATGAGGTAGCGCGCCTACTAAGCCAGATTGATGTACCTGGTGAGGCTGAGAGCAGGGCGGACTTGCATATTACTGCCATTTATTTTGGAAGTAACGTCCCTATCGACGAGATCTCCAAAGCAATCATAGTGGCCTATGAGGTAGCTAGTCGTACTCGACCCATCCCATTACTCGTAGAAGAGGTGGGTTGCTTCCCTAAGGGTGATGACGGAGTACCCATCATTGGAATTGTGAAGAGCCCTGAGTTAGTTCAGTTTCAAAAGGATCTCTGCACCTCATTCGATGAGGCCAACGTCAAGTATTCGAAGAAGCACCCTGAGTACAAACCCCATGTATGTTTGGCCTACGCAGAGGAACCTATTCAGCCATTTCCCGTGGGGCCGTTCGAGTGGGCTGCTTATGAGATGGTGTTGTGGGGTGGTGACTCGGGAGACGACAAGATCTTTATCACACTTCCGTTCTCAATGCCTGGGAAAGAAGCCCTTTTCAGAAAGTTAGTGCAGGCTCGCGTCCGCTTCCCCGCGTTGCTTTAGGTACAAGGCTACCCCCCTCTCCTCAAATTCCTTGACCTGTTTGGTAGCTCCATCCCTGTCGAGAATGAAGAACTCTGCTGGAGACCCACCCTGACCGATAACTCCGCGCTCGATCATGATCTTGAGCCCTTTGCGTAGCGTTGAATCGGTGGCCTCAAACTCCTCCAAGAGTTGATTGATGGTCATCGGATACCCAGGCGGCATCTTTGCCAAGAGCACTGTGAGAGCCCCATACAAGGCTGATGGGACTGACCCGTGCTTCATAGGATCGTAGTTGCTTCGATCCCGCACCTTGACTGGAGGATCGACTTCTACCGATGGCTTGACCTCAACGGGTGATGCCTCGTTGTAATCCCACAATAGGTAATCAGCGATCTTACGCAGTCCTACCCCAACAATGTGTCGGATGGTAATCCTAAGTTCATCTACTATTGGAATCAGATCCTTGAGGAATTTCATCTACTCACCAGGGGAATCGAATAGCATGGTTCTGAAGTTCAATCAATCTTCTTCTGTATCTTCGGATATGCGTTCGAGGCGGGTTTTCGGTGGAGCTTTGGGGGCTTTGGTTGCCGGCATGATCAAACTAACCTCCCGCTCTTCTGTGAGTCTCGCTCCGATAATACGGCTGTGCCCGCCGATAGCCGGGGTTGGGGATAGGCTGCCTACTCGGCTAGTTTCGGCTTCCTGAATCTGAACTTCCCGTTCTTGTCGACGTAATTCGGCTGCCGACAAAGTGATTCTACTCTCAGCTTGTGGGGGTGGGGTCTGGGCTTCCTGTTGCTGTTCGAGAGCGGACACCTCTCTCAGATCAAAGTTGGCTAGACGAGCGGCTCGCCTACGTTCAATTTCACTAGTATCACCGACGTAACCACGATGTGTCCTTTGGTAAGCATTGATCATGATATCATCAGGTACTCGTCGGTTTTCAATCCCTTGAGGGCCGCTTATGTAATCTGCGCTACCTCCCGTTCCATAAGTGGTATTCATTCCTGGAATTTGGGCATTGGGGTCAAAGGTTGGGTTGGCAATGTCCCATTCCTGCCCACCGGCTTGGATCCTAATGATTCCACCGCCAATGACTGGGAATATCATGGTCGTATCTAAGGTTCGAGTACCATAGTTGGCTCCGGCAACCCTGAAGGAACTTCGAGCTACGAAGTTGAACCCAACGGTGGCCCCGCGCCGTCCAAGATTGTCATGTAACTCTAAAAACGGAACTACATACTCATGAAGAGTCATCCCGGCAAATATGGGTAAACTTCTGGTTGGAGTAATGGGTTCGGTTACACGTCTCGATGACCCGGGATCTGTGTAATTGACAATGAGATCCCCCGTGCAGTCCTGATAGGCCAGACAGTAGAAAACTACATTCGCAGGGAATTCCTGCGAGTTCATGATGAAGCGTGGGTTGTCTAGTCGGAACAGCATGACACTCCCTACTACACCTAGGACTTCAAAACCTCTTCCATAAGTTTCGTAATGTCGATCCCCATTGGATCTGGAGCCTCAGCAATCATCTTCTTAGGCTTGTTGAAGATTTCTGCCAACTCAGCCTCTGTGATTTCTTTGCTCTTTTGGATAGGTTTAGGTGGGGGTCGATATTCTTCCCAAACCTCGGACTCTCGAAGAAGTCTCTCAAAGCGGGTGGGTCTAACAACCTCTGGTGGGGTTTTTTGTGTTCTGACACATAGAAGTGCAGGTTAGGTAGAAGTTGACTCCTGTATGCCCTAAGATTAGTTGTGTGTTCAGACTGATCCGACCCAGGATCATATCGTTGAATCGTAACGGGCCCGTTCTCTACCCGTAAGGTGCAGCGAGTATCACCTCGATGCATAACAGTGATTACTGAGTCATTGAAACGTATAAGAAATCCCACGAATCACCTACCAGGTGGTCTTGCTGGTCTTGGTTGTTCCCAAATGGGGGTGCCCAGTTTCCCTTTAATGGAAGGCTTTCGAATAGGAGGGGCCTTGTTAATGTAAGCACGATCCATCCCTAATTCGTAGTACTTCTTTTCAACCCACTCACGTTGACCTTGAGTAAGGTTAATGAACTGTCCCGCGTCAAGGCCGTCCAACATAGAATTGAAGGATTTAGCTTCACTAATTGAAAGCCTTGACTTCCCAGCATCGAGAAGCGCATTAAGTAGTGTTAGATCTGTGATTCTTTTTCTAGCGGCCACTCATTCCTCTTCGTCCTCGTCCTCATCGTCATCACCATCGAGAGTTTCGTCATCATCCTCGTCTTCGTCTTCACTCTCATCGGTGTCCTCATCTGAATCAGCATAAGATTCGGTATTGGCGAACCGATAGACCTCGGCGAGGGGTTGTTCCTCGTTGAAGATGACAGTTTCCCCGTTCATGATTCGCTCGTAGATAGCAGTACACTTCGCGGTGGACAACTTCCCAATATTGATCTGAAGTGAGAGTCGACCAGCCCTTAAAAGAGCTGGATCAATGTGTTCAATCTTGGCATTGGTGGTGCAAATGACCCTCAAGTTCAGCGTGTGTCCAAGGATACCATCAGACACATTGAGCAGAGAAGAGATGGCTGCCAGAGATCCCTCCTCCCGAATGACAAGAGCCTTATCCGCATCCTCGATAACTAGGATGATGGGACTGTCTGTTCCAGCCAAACTTCGAGCTCGAATCAACATAGGTACCAATTTTGGTCCCGCTAGTGACTCAACAAGGTGGCTAGGTATCAGAACGAAGATGGCATCTGGCACTTCTTCGAGGAATCCACGAATCATGTAGGTCTTGCCGCTGCCCGGGTCTCCGTATATGATGGCTAGGCGCCCGATGGGGGCTTCCCGTTGGAACTCCGACACTATGAAGTCAAAGCCTTTGAGAACCTCATCCTCGTAGTTATCACGCTCGAGAGCCTCACCGGCGAGCCCAACCTCCATGATTTCAGTACCAGTCGGGCCCTCAGCAAGAGCATAAACCGGCTGTCTCACGTTCTCCGGCAACAAGTATTCTCCCAGAATACCCCCAACAATCTGATAGGACTCTAGACTGAGAGTGCAGATGCTAACCGTTATCTTCTTGTCGAGCCCAACCCGAATCGTAATAGACCCGTTGGCCCATAGGACCCAGGTTTCAGTTTCACCGCGTCCAAATATCGGGCAGTGGGCGAAGTTTGTGGAGCCCCCAACCCCATCAACCAGAGCTTTGACGAACTCCTCAAAAGCGTGTTCTTCTCCGGCATCCTCCAGAACACCCTTGCAGCTTCCCGAGTAGACCGTCTGGCCAGAGGTGATTGCATAATCCAGGAGCATCCTGGCAGTATCGCTGTACCTTTCGAGAGATTCGAGGTTGAATGCATTCCACCATTCTGGTTTCTTGAAAGGTACGGGCCGAGGAGTCTTGAGTTTGGTCGGTTTATTCATAACTTCACGGGGACACTACACCAGATCGCAAAAAAAGACACTGCTAAATGCCGATATCCCTTTCAAATCTAGTGGGTATCGCTACCTGGCCGTCGTAGTCGGTACCGTCAATGAAGTACCACGTGTGCTCTTGCTTGCAGGTATAAGCCCGTACCTTTTCAATCAATCTTCGCTCTTCCGCTGCCTTGTCTCTGGCGCCAAGTTCCCCGCACTTCGGGCACTTGTACTCAGCCCTTGCGACCCCATCCAAATCAACTGGATTAAACTGCTCTTCTACTTTACAGTACTCGGTTTCCTCCCAAGTAGGACCCAATTTCATTGGATTCAAGCTTGCCACTTGAGTCAGCCGTACAGTAAAATGCTCTGAATCTAGGCTTGTGACGGTCACCAAGTAGGGTGGTTTAGCTCGTTTTCTAAGAAAAGTACCTGGGATTAACCAAGGCGGAGCAACCTGAACTCTTGTTGGAACAAGCGGGGTGTTATTGCTATTGGGTCGATGTTCGACGATGGAGCTAGCGGGTCTCCAGTGGCGAGCGAAGTCATTGACAGAGAAAGTGACTGGGCTTACCTCGTCTTCGAGGGTAGCCCTCATGGAGTAGGTTTCTGGGCTGAATGAGAGAATAATGTAAGTCCGTTGATCGTGGTTTTGAACAATCCTAGAGCCAACGGCGAACCAAGATGGCATGGGTGGCGGAGCTGGCCGGTATAACTCTAAGACTTCCAGAGGAGTGAAGACTCGTACGGTAGTTCCAAGTTGCATGGGAGTTGTGTCCCAACGCTCAACGTCTCTAATATGAATCCCGCGATCAGTCACCCCAGTAATGACTCCTCCTGGGCCTTCTCCCAACGGTTGGAGCCTGACCCCGGTTTGAAGCCAACGATTGCTTACCGGATCAGTAGGTTGGATTGGAACTAACTCTGGGGTAACAGGAAGTACCCCAACGAACTCAGGTTGACCCCCAAGAATATGAGTAACCCCTGAAGGAATACCCCACTGTAAAAAGGGCTCTGCTTCTGAACTTGGCATCCAATCTCGAGCTAATATGCTGGTATCTACGGTAAATACAACCCCACTAGAGTTAAGATGCACTTCTTCATCCCTGATGTAAACGATGATCGCAACAGAATCCCTGCTGATTATGTTCCCTTCGGCGGGCCTCGGGTAGATAGCCTGCCCTAGTGTTGCCCAAATTGGTGGTGGCATCTACTTGACCATATTAAAGGCAATGCGTTCAAACCTAGTAGGGTTCTCTGGGTGTTCGTACTTAGCTCGCTGCTCAAGATCTTCGATACTCGGAAGATTCACTATGATAGGGGCTCGATACTCCAGGATCCCATGAATAATTACGGTTGGTGGGGCCTGAAGATAGTGGTTACCTACGTCCCAGGGTTTGTTGTACCACTCAAGTGGGCCGAATTTCCTGAAGGTTTTCCCCCACTTACCATCCATATAACACTCGACTTGTTCTCGATTGACGAAATCTTGTAATTCCTCTAGAGTATTAGCCCAGCAAACGAAACTCAATTCCTCAACGTGTGCAGATCTCATATCGTTCAGATTAAGGATCCACGACAGTGTTTCTTGAACTCCCGGTAGGTACAGACCGGACATTATAGAGCTCCAATGGCTGAATTAACTCGCTTTGACCACAACATCGACATCATTGAGCCTGCGGAAGGCCCCATAGTTTCAAGATTCGAACGACTCGACCGGGAGGTGGAGCTTGTTGACCATAAGATCATGCAAGGATTTACACTGGAAGCCTTGGCGGAGAACGGAAGAATCAACGTATCCCTAAAACCGAACGGCCCATCTGGGAAGTATCCTTCGCTCGAGATAGGTTTGATCTCGCTCGGGGAGTTCCTTGATGGTTCCCCTCTAGAGGACGTAGAAGGGGAGGCTCCCGGGATTGAACCTGTTGACCAGGAGCTACTCAAAGGTTCCTCCTTGACCGTCATGGGGCTAGGGCAGAGGCTTATAGCTGTTTGGAGACGTTCATTACCAGAAAGAACGTTCGATCACAAGGGGAAGACTCATCGGGTTCATCGAACGGGTACCCGTACAGCCACCTCTGTTGTTGCGGTTAGAGTCCTTGGGGTGGCCAGAGAAGCCTTGACAATGGAAGAAAAGGTTTCTGAGGGGACTATCTTCAACTCATAGGGGGTACCACTCGTCCTCTAAGATCCGTGTGAATCTAATGGGTCGTGGCCCGTCATATACAGGTTCTGGAGTGGGCTGTTGGAAACCTCTGATGGGTCGATCAATGAAGGGCTGATCAACAGCTGCATCTAGAGCATCAAATATACGCTGATCTTCAGATTCTTGAATGGATTGTCGAGCACGATCAACTAGATCGAACCGTCTACTCCTAATGTCTCCAATGTTTATGGATGGGTTTTCTTGGAGCTCGAAGGTGGGCATCGAAACTCTTCGCACAGCTTCAGGGTTGAAAACTCCGATCCCAATCTCTTCGCGTATGGTAAACCCAAGACTGAGTGAGGAGGGTTCATCGCCGGGTATGACAGTCATCTCGGTTCGAACTGGGTAGCGGGAGACTGTTACCGCTGTTCTATCTGATCCGCTGCCTGGATCAATTCCTAGAAGAATCCTAGGAGGGGGATCCTCCAGTAGTGAGGTTTCCTCACTAATCAATCCAATTGGATTGTTCGAGTTGGGTACTATCAAGCCGGTGGCAGGATCGATACCGACGGGTGTTCCAGGTATGAAGTGAGCTGCATCATCGATTATAGCTGCATGCTGGGTGCGACCACGTACCCGATACCTACCATTCTCATCCGGGGTTATCCTACTCACCTGTAGAGGGAACCATATGTTAGGAGGGATCTGAAAAGACCCACATCGAACTATCTCTCTAACTCTTGGATCACTAGGGCCAACCCCAAGGAATGAGACCTTGATTACAATGATTGGTCGATCTGTTAGTTCAGTAACCACCATATTTGCAAAAGACTGGTCATTGCGAATGAGACTAACGTCCTCGCTATACCGAGAACGAATCCCTTGTCTGTGAGATGGATATTCAATCTGCCACGTTGGCATGAATCACCTCTTACACCGGTGTAGAGGTGATTCATGCCTAGGACAAAAGACCCCTGGAAGGCCCCCAAGGACGAGAGTTGGATCGCTGTAGATAAGAAGATAATCCCAATCCCTTCTGGGAAGGTTTTTGGGGGTTCTGATTGGATAAGTAGAGAATTACCAGAGAATCCAACACCCTATGATATGCCAGTGTTCGTTATCCACAGGATACGAGTGACAGCTAATGGGGTAAAGTATGTTGATCTCCACTTAGAGACGGACATCAAGGTCGAAGCCTCTAGGTGGTCTGGAGATATACGGGACAAGTGGCGCCCTGCTCCGAAACCAAAGGTTGAACGTCGGAAGAGGGAAAAGCCTGATCAGATCCCTCCAACTAGATTTGAACGTGAGGACGTGATCTAAAGTAGTTGGGCGGCTACAACACAACCTTCTTCTTCGTTGAGATCAGCTTGAGATTTCTTCAATCCACCAACGAAGCCAAAGAGGCCTAGTACTTCTTCAACCGCTGCAGGGTGTGGGAACTTGCCTTGAGCAGGGACAGACATTGAGAAGTGACGGTAAATCTCCCCATTAGGGACTTTCGTTAGCGAGAAGACCATCCTGTACTCACCGAGTCGCAGAACGTGACCAGGGTCATATCCTGGTACCTTGGCTCCGGGCCCAGGTACGTAGAGGTTCTCGGGACGGCTTGCATACTCGACTACTCTAGCGGCTCCCGCTCTGGCCACATCATCAATGATCAATACACGGAGGGTCATTCAGATCACCTCATCCCACAGTATTCTATGGAACCTTGTTGCTGTTTCTGGATGGAGTATCGCCCAAACGTCCTTGACGATTACCAGTGATTGAGACTTACCAACCACAACATTGAGCTCTCCACGATTGACTAAGTCAATCGTGATCTCAGCTCCATGAAGTATGAAGCTCGGGGTGTCCTTTGCGTAACTGAGTAGTAAGAGCACTTCCTCGTAATCAAGGGCGTTGACTCCAATCTCAGTTAGGTTTTGAGTGGCTTTGGCAAGTGCGAGTATGACCTTGAGGGTGGCCTCACCAGGACGGGCCTCTTTGACTGCTACTTTCTTCGCTTCAGTTTCAGTCATCATCGTCCAGGATTCTCTGGAATCGAGTCCTCGGTTCGGCGGGTGGTTCTGAGGGGAGCCACCGGTCGCAGAAGGACTTGGCAACACATTTCAGAGTAGGCCCGTAATCCCGCCACAATCGATACTCTACCACAGGAAAACCCTCTGGTGACTCTAAAGCAAGAATAGTTGCGTAGTCATCGCCCTCTTTGACCCAAGTGCCCGCTTGAACCCAGGCTGGCGGGTCAAACTTGACTTGAGGATCCTTGTCGTAGATTGGGAGGGCCCCATCTGGTAATTGCTCGACCATGAAGGTTCTCCGGGCTATTGAAGAGTAGTCCAATGGTCTTCGCAGAGGGGCTACCATTGAAGCGGCCAGAGTCCGCCTCCCTTCCGCTGTACTGATGTACTCGCTGATAATCCTATCCCGTACGTCTGGGGGTACTCGAGGGGTTGGATCAGGATTGGGCTCCGGTAAGGCGAATCGCCCCATGTACTCGGTTTGAAAGTCCCGCCTTCTCCCCTCTTCTCTAAACTCAAACATCGGGTAGGAATTCTGAGCAAAGATTCTGCGCAGACTCTCATCGAAAGTGATGTTGGTGTCATCTATGAGCTGAACTTCCAACAGAACTTGCCCATCACGTCTAGTTATTGTAGCGGTAAGAACATTCCTGTCCTGAGCAAACCTCTGCCGATCCGAGCGAGCTTGGATTCGATGATCTATGTCATCCGCATAGTGAAGTAGCCACAGGGCGCCAGCAGGCATGGTTTACGGGATCCCAACAGTTGCTTTCGACAGACACTTTAAGTGCCAAGGCTCTTCAGTCTCTTTTTCACCCTCACTTGAGTACGGGAGTAGGATTCCTTGATCACCCTCAACGATAGATACTTCACATAGAGCACACAACTCACCAACGGGAGTAGGTGATGCCGGTAGTGACCTGCAAACAACAGATCCCCAACTCTCTCCGAACCACTTCATTTCACCCTCATGAATCGCGGGTGGTATTCACCATCGGGCCACAAGATTAGTTCAACCCATTCCTTTAGAGGACGAACAAAGGTTTCTTCATCGTTCCCATACACAACAGCTATTTCTTCTTTCGGCCCTTGTAAAAGCTTGGCTAGTGCTTGTACTCTGTAAGTACCACCTTTGAAATGTTGATAGATACCTGGGATAGGGTCATATGCTTCATCAAGGTCACCTCTCCAAATACAGCGAAGAAGCTTCTCAGCCCGCTCGGCATCTTCAGCTGTAACCTTTATGTGAGGCTCAATGTCTGTGTAGAAGCTAAGAAACTTACCTAACAGTGGGGGATCTGATCCACAGACTTGTTTGGCCCGAGCTCTGGCCTCGAAGATAACAGAGTCAGGTAGAACCTCTGGTGGTTTACGGAGAGCGTAAGAAGCTAGTACTCGATAAGGGTTATTGATGATAGGGGTAGACATCCACCCCACTTACACCGAAGCTTACCCGTTACGACCACGCTTCTTCTGATCTCTAGCCCTAATTGCCTTGTACCTACGACTAGGATCTTGCTTCTTGAGAAATTCTATAGCTTTCCTGAATCTCTCGTTCCCAAGAAGAGCCTCAACTGTACTGTAAGTCCTTTCCAATTCTTTATTCGAGAATAAAGAATGGATAGTTCTGTGGCAGTCACAGCAAATGAACTTGGTCTCTTTGCCGCCTCTACACCTAGGGACGAAGTGATGTTCACTCTTGTGAACCATCGGCCTCGTACAAGTAGGGCACCGCTCTTCTGTTTCAAGCGGTTGGGTCATCATCGCTGAGGATTCTTTCAGAGCGAGTTAGAACTTGATTGGCCTTGCCATCTATATTACCAGTGCTCCACCTAGTCTGAGACCCCATTTTGATTAGGTAAAATAGGTAATTGGTCTTCCTGGTGGATAGAAGAGCTCTGAGATCCTCATCGACTTGGTTTGCATCCTTGTCAAGACAACTGACGGAGATAGCCAAGGTGACAGCAGAGTCACTGCCCTTTACCCTGTTGATGATAGATGAGCCAGGTTCAATCTGTCCAACACTGTAGCCCTTCTTTATCAGATCGGATACCGTGGCGTCCCCAGAGCCCTCTGTCAACAAGACTAACCAGATTGAAGCTTTGGCCATAGTTACCCAGCAGAGGTGTTCCTCAACTCACCCATCTTCTTATGTAAGTCGTAGAGGGTGGTTGTAGTTTCAAGAGCTTGTTCTAGATTTTGAACTACATAGATGTTGGGAGCGTCAAGTTCTTTGAGGTGTCCTAGTAGTAGCTTACGAGATCGAATGGATGCCTTACCCCGTTCGGGATCTGTCAGCCTCTCGTGGAGGACTGTTTCTATTAGGTAGACGAAGCTACGGTTGATGTTCTGACGCATTGCTTTGAGGGGGCCGAAGCCCATCTCAGAGAGGCTTCCTTCAGCGTATGACCAGCCAAGAATCGGGAACATGATGATCTCGTCCTCGGCTAGGTGTTGAGCTTCGAGAGGAACTAGTCCCGCGTGCCAGTTGTCAACCATTGGGTTGAAGTAAGGGATCCCCAACTCATCGTACCGGGCCATGAATGGATCCCTCCATCGATTCTGGTCACAGGTTCCGAAGAGTCCTACACAAAGCATCTTCGGATGATACACCAACCCAGTGGAAAGAATCAGAACTTTTTACTGTTCTAGATGCTCGGCCGACTTCAATCCAGCATCGAACACCCCGGCATCGGCTACCGAGGGTGGAACGGAATGGGACTGATGCAACAGCCAATTCGCCGCAAACTCTTGAGCCATTACCCTGTTTCGGATGATGACACAATTTTCGGCATTGCTAGTTTCGGCTTGCTGGGTGAAGTTGAAGGAGCCCGTCTCTAGGTATTTCCTATCAACGATGATGACCTTGTTGTGGGCAATAGCGTGCTTACTATCGATGAGAACCGGGATACCCGCAGCAATCAGTTGCTGGGTCTGTGGGGAACCTAAGTCCATCCGATCGAAGATTGGTTTGGTCTTACTGGCCTGAGCAATCAAAGCCGCTATGATTGGCTTTGATGTGAAGGAGTAGGCCAGGACAAGCACCTCAGTTTTGGCTGAAGTAATAAAACCTACCACTGAATCTGTGCAACCACCCTTTGGGGAGAAGTGAACCTCGAGAGCGGGGGCCGCGAGCAGATCCGGGGCTGCAGAAGACATTGCCGGAACCAACGGAACCTCTGTGGATAAGAGGGTACTTGGTACTGGTTTGGTTGGCTCGTAGGCATTTCGGCAGCCAAAGAGGGTGCCGGCCACCAGAAGGGCGAACAGTAAAGTCTTCATGCAGTGTCAATCGCATCAAAAGTTCATGCGACCACTGAGAAGACAAAATTAATTGACGGCCCTAGGAGACCCTCGTGTCTTTGAGGGGGGGGCGGAACACGAAGATCCACTCTAGAGCCGACAGTTAGTGGTATACCCCAAGTACCCAAAGAAGTGAACAACTTTCTTTCGGTGTAGTGAGAAAGATGGAACCCATCCTATTTTACCGGCCTAAGGAAACCCCCTACGGGTGTTTTTCCAACTTTTCACGACACAGTCTTACATTTGGCTCTAGGATCTGGGAGTTCTCAGAAGCCCCGTTTCAGGCTTGGAAGTTCTTCCCGCATCGGATGGATCTCGTCGATCAGATCCATAAGGCAAAGAGCCCCATGGATGCTGCAACCCTTGGCCGGGACAAAACCAAACCACTTCGAGAAGATTGGGACAGACCATTCAAACCACCTACCAAGCTGGCTCTCACTATAGTGGATGATGGTCGCGGACAAGCCAATGTTATCGACTACTTCAAGGATTGGGTCATGTTCTGTGTGGTGCACTCCAAGTTTGCTCAAAATCAGGATATTAAAACCATCCTGCTCAATAGTGGTGAGCGACCCATTATCGAGAACACTGACTTCGATCCCTACTGGGGTTGGGGTTGTTCAAGAACGGGCGTCAATCGTTTAGGGAAGATTCTAATGGCTGTTCGAGCTCAACTCCGCCTAGATGACGTCAGCTCTTTCGAAACGACTGGGAGCTCCTAGGACTATCTGGAAACCATCCTGCTCAAACCCATATTGGATTCTACCTAAGATCTCTGAAACCTTTGCAGATGGGACTCTTTCGATTTGTGAACCGTTTTTGAGTTCAAGAGTCCCCTTTGCCGGGATTAGTAAGTGGATCTTAGAAACGTGGCGCTTCCAGTACTTGGGTATTGGGAACTTATAGCTGACGAAAGTGCCTCCATTACCATTGTTTTGAGTCAGAAGCAGATTGAAGGCCAAAAGGAACAATCCCGGGCAGGTGTCCACTGAAATGACGACGTTCCCGCTTTGCTGCCTGATTTTCTCCAACCGAAGTAATTCGGTTTCGGCCAACGTATTAGCTGGCTTTGGTCGATTCTTCGGGTCAAAAAGAGGGGAAGCCACGGGGAAAGTATTACACCTTTCGGCCACTTCTGCAAAAACTTGATGCAAATTCTGTTAATCTGGTGTAGCTTCACGTTTATTCAGATAGTGAGTAGGAGGAAGTATGCCATTGAGTAGAGAAGCGCAACAAGTTGCCACTGATATCCAAGAAGCCGCTGATATTTACAGGCAACGAGGTATCTCAGGAGCTCCGGATCCTATAGGGTTGACCATTCAGATAGCTGCTCTAATAGGGGAAGAGCGGAGGGGGAGCAAGACCAGTTCTTCTAGACTCAGTGGTATTGAATCGGTCAGTGAGGCCAGGAAGCACCCCAAAGTTCCGTTCGCCCCGAGTCGTGAGGCCGCTCCTCCTGCCCCCAAGCGTTCTCATAGGAAGAAGGAAGTTCGAACTCCGGTGGCCCCCAGAGTGGCCTCGCCGGCTAAGAAGCCCTCCCGGTCTCGCAAGCGGTAATTCAAAAGTCTGTCAACTGGCCCAGAGGGGTTTTGTTGGTGTTCCCCTTTGGGTCAGTTGCTTATACAGTGGGGCTCATGAGGATTCTTTTTCTAGATGACGACACAAATCGTCACAAGCTGATGGATAATCGATACCCATCAGACGAAATCATACATGTCTACACTCTCGATGAGTATAGAGAGGCGTTAGCGAAGTATGTTAGCTTCGACATGATTAGCCTTGATCATGACCTGAATGACTTCACTGATCTCCATCGTAGCTACATCGGGGATAGTGATGGGACAGGCCGAGATGCCTGCGGATACTTGATAAAGTTCCTTCACAAGGCTCCAGAAATGATTCACATCCACTCATCAAATGAGGATGGGGCTCGGGATATGATGGCATTCTTGGATAGTCGTGGGGTAAAATATAGTTGGGTTAGCTTCAAAGATACTCCAGATCACTAGATGCTTTGAGTGGTGTCAGGCACTTGCACTCCTTGCACATGTAGTGACCGTCGGATTCACAATCTCCAGTAGCAGGGCCATACTGGAAGAACTCGCACGGGTGCAGTGTATCTCTGACTCCGGGCTCCCCTACAACACACTTAGTGTCCCCCCAAGCTTGCCAATCCAACCTCAAGTGAAGTGGCATGTGACTCTCACTGAGGATACGGTCAAAGCGATTCACTGGGGCATCATCCTCGAGTTTGAATCGAATAGCAAGTTTAACCTTAGAGCTTTATGAAGGATTAGTCAGGTACTAATCCACTTGTGACCCCTAAAGGGTATGCTCAGAACACACCATACCCATGACGGTTCTGTTCGCCAAGTTCACCTTGGTGGATGGAGAAAACAAACCTTTGACGCTCGGGATGAAGCATTCCGAGTGAAACTACCTCAAGGACTTCTAACAGCAGCTCCTACCTCTGTTGATCTCAGATCAGGCTGTAGTGCGATTGAAGATCAAGGACAACTTGGATCTTGCACAGCTAATATGTTCGCCGGGATGGTTGAAGCAGATGAGATCAGCAAGGGTGCCAAGAAGTCCATTGTTGGCTCGGCGATGGCCGCAGGAGCAACGGTTACAGTATCGGGTATTACAGTATCTGCAGCTGGAGTTATTTCGTACCTAACCACGGTTACACCCCCACCAGCCCCGACTCCAACGCCTACTCCTACACCACCGACCCCCCCACCGACGCCTACTCCAACGCCAACCCCCACGAAGCTGATCCAAGTCAGCAGGCTGTTTGAGTATTACGCTACTAGACTAATAGAAAATACGGTCAATGAGGATAGTGGGGCAACTATTCGTGACACTATCAAAGCTGGGGCTCAGTATGGTTGTGCAGACGAAGCATCCTGGCCATACGATATCACCAAGTTTACGGTTAAGCCCCCCGCAGCACTTTGGACAGCGGCCGCGACCAAGAAAATTAGTAGCTATCACTCGATTACGGATGGTGACCTAGCGACAATGAAAGCCTCTATTGCCTCGGGCTTGCTCGTTGGCTACGGCTTCCAGGTCTACGACTACTTCATGTCTCAGGACATGGCCACCAAGGGCTTCTTAGACCTTCCTGGTTCGTCTGAGCAGCTCCAAGGCGGACATGCGCAGTGCCTTGTTGGCTACAATGATAATATGGTCAACCCGTTCAGGGCGAATTCCAAGGGCGCATTTTTAGTGCGAAACTCCTGGGGTTTTGATTGGGCCCTTTCTGGGTATTATTGGGCTTCATATGACTACATAAAGAACACAAATCTGTGTTCAGACTTTTGGGTGATTGTTACCGAAGCATTGTAGTCAATTCAGCAGTGTGGTATAGGGGTTTAGGTACTTTCTAAGCCCCTATAGAGTCAATGAGTATCCAAGACACCTACAATATGATTGTGACTTATCACGGTCGCGCTTTGGCGGATCGGATCACTCACAACTTGATTGATGTAATTGTACGACAAGAGTTAGGCGCTTGCTTGGAGAAGTTCGGTAGTCATATTGGTGAGCGCTATCGGGTGATGATCGGTAGAAAGCAATATCAAGTTAGTCGTCTGATCCTGGAAGCTAAGTTGAAACGGCCGCTTACGATCGGTATGCTCTCATGTCACAGTTGTGATAACCCCTCATGTCTTGAACCAAATCACTTGTTCGAGGGTACAACAAGTGATAATATGACAGATAAGGTTACCAAGGGTAGATGCTGTAAAGAGATGATTCGAAGTAGAAGTGGATCTGGTAACTCGAACTCTAAACTCACTGTAGATAGGGTTCAGGAAATTCGTACTAGTTCTGAGAGCTACCAATGGCTAGCAACTAAGTTTGGGGTGAATAAGAGTTGCATCCAAAAGATCCGTAACGGCCTAACTTGGAAACACCTTCTGGAGCCCCAATTAGTGATAGCACCGGGTCTTCAAGTATTGAAAGAACAGTCAGTTAAGTTTCACGGGTTGCGAATCACTGAAGTTCTGATTCAGCACCTGAACACCAATGGGCCTATTGTACGCGCTGACTTAGGCCCTTGTTGGACGTGTCTCGGTTCCAATAATGGTGGCTATGGGTTGATTGGGGTTAGTAGAAGAGTACGCCATGTCACCAACCTTGTCCTAGAGGCCAAGTTAGGACGGTGTTTACTTCCAGGAATGTTTGCTCTCCACAAGTGTGATAATAGGAGCTGTGCCAACCCAGACCACTTATTTGAGGGGACTCAGTTGGACAATATGAGGGACATGTCTAGAAAAGGTAGACATAGTTCTGTCACTCACCCCGAGCGAGTTCCACGTGGGGATCGCTCTGGTTCTCGTTTGCACCCTGAAAGTAGACCTCGTGGTGAAACCCACTATGCTACCAAACTTACAGATCAAGAGGTTCAGGAGATACTAGTCAGCCCCTTACCTGGAACCCATCTTGCAAAGATATATCACGTGCATCATTCTAACATTTCCCTAATTCGTAGAGGTAAGAGCAGAAAGTTATTTACAGTGTCTGCTACTTAACCCCGATTGTCGTCTCGCATCTCGTCGATACTACAGATGCCGTTCACCCATAGAACCCCTTGGACAAAGCACAACCATCGTTCAGCTTTTTCAACTTTCCCCTGAATGAGTAAGGAGAGGATCTCTCCACACATCCACCTAGCGTGCGCTAGTGAATCCACGACATCTACTTTTTGCTTGGTATTCGTTGGGTACTGTTCCGGGGTGATCTTGGCGTTGGAGACCATTCGCTCGTACTTCACGCAAGAAATCCGAATCTGTTCAGGGGTCATGACCATAATTACACCGGGGTAGCGCGACAGGGTTTGGTCTCTTCCTTTTTCTCTTCTTTTGCACTTGCCAACTCATTCATCCGAGTGACTACTTTCAGAACCATATCCTGCGGCTGATACCTGAGTTGAAGAGCAATCTCTCGAAGATAGGCAGCAGTCAGCCCCTCTGTAGCCCCAGAAATCTTCTTCAAGTCAACTTCATGGGTAACCTTGAATTCAGTCAAGTATCCTTGGAGGATGGCTCCCCGATCTTCCTCATCTGGGGGCTCGAGCTCAATAATCTCATCAATACGACCTGGCCTCAGGAGGGCTGGGTCGAGCTTGGTAATATCATTGATGGTCAGAGCTACTGTGACGTTGGGGTGCTTGCACTTGAAGTCTGAGAGGATGGCAAACAGGGTTGGAAGGGACTTCTCTAGGTCGGGGGCGCGGTCTATGTCATCAACGATGAGAAAGTTTGGGTTCAACCCATTGATGATAAAGTCCAAGTCCTTGACTCCAACCGCGGTGATACCGCAGGCATCAATGCGCAGAGTTCTTCCACCGGTGAGCTTGGATAACCGGAGGCAAAAGCAAGTTTTTCCGATCCCTTGTTTCCCACAGAACAGGTAAGTTCTGGGTACCTTGTCCTTCACATATAGGAGGTGCTGTTCTTTGAAAGATTCAAGGATAACAGCAGTCTTCCCTAGTAATGGGTCAGTGGGTTCTGGTATCTCCGAATAGGTGGACTTGAGCTCACCGTTCTTGTTGTCTTGAGTGAGGCCGAGGTGGATCCTCCCGTGAAACCTATTCCACAGAACAACTAGGGTCTTTTCAAAGTTGAACCCCTTGGTATGCCAGAAATCGGCGGAGGGTTCTGGACGGCTCCCCCAATGCCACTCAACGAAGTAGAGTGTGCCGATCCCGGCATGCTCGGCCTTCACAATCTCCATGTAGTCCCCCATCTCAAACTTCCGAACCTTGAAGTTATTCCTCAAGCCGGTCGAGTAGAATAGGCTGACAAACTGAGCATTGGTGACTTCTTCCAGGTCAAGGCTTCCGAAGAAGTCGAAGAGGGCCGTCGACTTTCCCTTACTCATTTGAACGTTGTACGAGTCAACTATCGCTAAAATCTTGATAATTGTAGTGAATAAGCCATCACCACGCCTTGGGATCTTCTGGAGAATGTCCGAAGCGAAGGACAAAACCTTCCTCCACCCGAACTTGTTTCGTGTGATAGCGGCCATTCTCTCTGATTGTGAGCTAGTAGCTATACACCGCTGAGTACGTCCATGAACTCGTAGAGGAGTTCCTCGACTGGATCACCGGTTCCGGTACTCGCTGCCACTGGAGTTGGCTTGGGGGACTCAGGTTCAGCCTTGACTACTGGTGCGGGAGCAGGTTCTAGTTTGACTACTGGGACTGGCTTGGCTTTGGGATCTTTTTTGGGCTTTGGGGCTGGTTCAGCCTTGGCTACCGGAGGTGTAGTTGGGCTAATATCGTTGAGAAGTCGGCTTATTTCATCGTTATCCAGCTCCGTTGTGGAAGTGGTCGCTGGAACGGTTTCCGATTCTGGCCCCATGTCAATTTCGTCTGGGTTGATTACCTCAACGGGTTCTGGATCTGGTTTTAGAGCAGAAGCCCTCTTGGACTCTTCAATTTTGGCAAGAGCCTCGGTGATTCCTAAGGAACCTCCGTGGCCATTCTCGCAGACAGCACCATGAACGGTATTGAACTGGGGCTCGAGACAATCGACACAATACAGACCATTCAGCTCGAGTGTTCGTTTAGTTTGAGTTAGGCGGTCAACCGCCCCCTTGGCTTCTTGAATGGTATCCAGCAGGAGATCTCGGACTTGTACCGGGTCATCCACTTCAGTGATATCGCTCAAGATGGATTGGCAGAGAGCAATCTTGCTAGTGATATCCTCCGGTATGTAATAGGGTGCAGGGGCTTGTGGAGCCGGTTCTGGTAAGGTGATGGTCTCCGCAGAGGGGATGGCTTCAATGGCCTTCAGGAAGGCATCCAAGCGTGTATGGAGGCCAAGGAGGTGCCTAGTGATCGTATCGTTGAGAGTGATGTCTCCCAGCAGGTTCTCGATGGTTTTGCGGGCGTGATCAAGTTTGTACTCGATAGACTTCTCGAGTAGTATATCTAAAGCCTCATCAAATCCGATCTTTATTGCGGTAGCTAACTTGACCTTACCTGCATCAGTCATTATGTACTCGGCGAGGATCCGATCCTTTGCATCAGTTATCTTGACTACCTCAGCCAAGTGCTCTTCGGTTTCGACTTCAAAAGTGTTGGAAGTGTCAGCAAAGGTTCCGGCTGTGTCCGTATAGGTATCGGCGACATCAGCAAACGTTTGAGGCTCTTCGGGTGCAACAGGTTGGACTATTTTAAGGTGCTTTTCCAATAGATCCTTGTTTTTAGGCTCTATTTTGATAGCACTTATTGGGTATTCAGTGTGGAGATCAATTACTCCCTGTTTAACAACAGGGGGCTCTTCTGCCTTGGTGTCGTTCAACAACTTCGGTTTCGGCGGCCTTGACTTCAACAACCTCGGGTGGATCTGGGGGCTCGTCCAGTTGTACGAGTACATCTTCGAAGCTTGGCTCTGGTTGTGCTTCAACAACCACCGGGGGTGGTTCAGGTTCTTTGACCGCAGCGGGTTTTTCAACAGGCTTCTTAGTAACAGGCTTTGTGGACACCTCTTGAATGATATCCAAAGTCGTCTTAGGTGGAGGGTTCTGAAGGTATCGAAGGATGTCGTCTTGGGTTGGTTCCCTCTGCTCCCGCTTAGCCTCTTCCTCTGCAAAGATAACAGCTTTGGCCACGAATTGTGGGGATAGCTTCTTGCTGAATACCTTCTCTTTTACGATGTCAGGGACCAACAAGCTGTTCTTGACGATTAGTAGAGACTCTGCTGACTTGACAGATATCCCTAATTCAGAAGCCATCTCTTTTGGAGTTGTAGGTCTTACCTCATCTTTTGTTGGGCGACCAAACCTTGGCTTTACATACTCCTTAGTGAACAGGTCCCAGATACTAGCTATTTTTTGAAGTGTAAGCTGCCTTCTCTCGATGTTAGCATCAATGAGATACTTGACTTCCTCTTTTTCATTCTCAAATCCTGGGTGCACTTGAACTTGAATGAGTTCCTTTGTGATATTGGCCTTCTTTACGCCATTCTTAGCCAATGACAGCATGAATCCGGCGATACGGATATGGCCCGAGAGGATGGTTCCGTCTTCCTTGATGATGGGTGGTTCCCGAACACCGTTCTTATGGATAGACTCGCTGATGGTAGGGAAGCTCGGATCCTGATCAGGGTATCCGAAGTATGTTATGTTGTGAGGGTGCGGTATCAGGTCACCGACTTTTCTTTGTTCTAGTTTATACATACTCATCAGGTTCCCACTTACTCAAAAATCTACTTACACCAGTACTCTAGTTGGGGTATACTATCCCCGTGATGGGTCAAGTTTGGAAATGGATCTTTGCAAGCCCTATTTGCACTACAGTAATTGTCATTGTTCTCATTATTTGCATATTCCAAACCATCATTGCGATTTCAAGTCACCTGACTGTCTGCTGGAAAAGTTTCTGTGCGATATTCGTTAGGTCTCCTACTATTATCAATGAAGCTCAGGCTGTTTCTACCGAAGACGAGGATGAAGATGAAGACGAGGATGAAGACGAGGCGCCAGTTGTAGAAGCTCCACCAGTCCCAGCACCAGTAGAAGGTAGGAAGCCTCCCACTAGGTTTGACCGAATCAACAACTCCTAAACTACTACTTGTTCTTCGTTACTAGATGCTAACGTGTATACTCTGCGGCCAATCAGCGGACTACTTTCTGATCTACGAAATGAAGTGGCGTCGCATCGAGGTGGTGCTGTGCAACCCTCATCTCGAGGTAGTCAGTCGTGAAATGCCAGAACAGACGAGTGATAGCAAGCTAAAAGTTCGAATAGAACGCATCACCAGCGACAGTATTACCCCTGGCCCACTGACTACTCGGTTCCCGCCGCCAACTCAAGAATCAACTGAGTAGCAGAGTATGCATCTTGTATCGTAAGACTCTTCGCCGCCAATCAATATTAGTTCTTCTGAGTCAATTTTCCTGTGGGTTCTATTAGAGTTCCCACCACAGACAGCACACTTCGCTGTCAACTTCAGAACCACATCGGAATAGGCTAAGAGGATCGGCATCACTCCAAAGGGGAGTCCTCGATAGTCCAAGTCTAACCCAGAGAGTGTTACGTCAACCCCCTGTCGCAAGAACTTCTGAATCTGCGTGACAGCGCTCTCATTGAGAAACTGGGCTTCATCAACGAATATATGCAGAACACCTTCAGTCTTTACCTCTAATAAGTTCAAGTCTACCCACAAAGCTGGGATTGTGGTACCCTTATGAGACTCGATGAAACCGTCCTTGTGACGAGTATCTGTGACTGGTTTGTAGATGCCTCGCTCCTCGTTAGAGAAGGCCCTGGCCATGGCTATCAAGTTCTCGGTTTTATCTGAAAACATAGGCCCAGTTAGCACTCGCAGACGTCCGACTTTCATTTCTCGCTCCCGGTAGGCTCTGTATCTACACCTTTAGCCGGTTCCCGTTCCAATATTTCTTTGATCAGCTCGTGGGAGGGCTCGAGATCCCAATACATATCGAACCTGCAGATGTACAGGAGAAGAACGTCTTTGAACCGGCCTTCCTTGCTCATCCCGTACCAAACGTCCCGGCGCTTATCCCAGGCCTTTTCTGAGATGCTCTTCGGCTTGTCCGTCGAGTTTTGGTAATGGAAGTCAGTGAGCCTTGAATCCTTCTTCAGGAAATCCAAGACCCCATTCATAGTCAGATCACAATAGGGTATTAGGTAGATTCTCCCGTTATATTGGCGGAATCCAACTGAAACATCAAAGTCGTACTCACTTCTAAGAGAGCTGGTTGAGTTGATCTCGTAGGAACGTTTGATGGCTTCCGATCCCGCTCGAACTGAAGCTAGTAACTCAGTTACCCTCTGCGATCGGCCGTAATTCTCACAGATCCTAAAGTGTTCCTTGAACAAATCAGTATCAGTCTGAACCGCCGGCATGTGGGCGTTGTAGAACTTGTGGAGCGCCTTCTTGACATTCTCGGTAGCCTGTAATCGAATGTCATGGATAATATCCCACATATTGGCACTTTTACGTACCCTGTAGGCTGTGTACAACTTAGTACTCAAAGTACGAAGCTTTCCAGGTTGAAGGGCCCTCCTCGTTCGGTGGGGGCCCAGCCCGCGCTCAGGCCTTGGCGTACGAGCTTCCGGATTGCCTCGGGGCCAACAGCGTACCCATAGGGCAAAGCCACGTGGAGAACCCGTCCAGGGGTCTCAGAATCCTCTTGGACGGTTAGGACTATCTCTCGGTCGAGTGGGTCTTGTGTTGCGGGCCCATCTTTGATCATGAACCGGAACCCAGCCCCATCGACTTCGAGCTTTCTGCTTTTCTTTTTAGGGATACCCATCCAGCTACAATACACTACTTGGCTGCAAATTGTCCCTTTTAATTGACAAGGCAGGGTCTCTTCCGGATGCCAGCAAGGTTTCAACTTCGCGGCTGCGCTTCTCGTCCACCCTGACAGCCTGTCCCTCTTGGAGCTGGTAGTAGATAGCCAAATCGGGCCGTTCATTACCGTCCACCATCACGTAACTGCTGTAGATGGATCCCTCCTTGTAGTTCATCCCTTTGACGAAGAACTCGTTCTTGCCCTTTCGGTAGTTCGAGTTATTCCTGTTGGATCGAATGAGCTTTTCACTATCCCCCTGAACGAACATGTCGGAGTTGTATCGAGTAACCGGGTGGTTATTGGCCTTGAAGTCACACTTATAGTGGGTCCCATGCCGCATAACCGTGAAAGATTGAACCAGAACCCCATACTTTCCGTGGCTACAGATCACACAGGGATCTTGTCGTAACTCTGAGATACCAAGGGTAGCCCCTCGCTCAATCAACTTACCGCTTAGGTTCTCGGCGGTCTCGCACATAGCAATCAAGAAACCCTTTTCAGCGGCTAGTGCTTGATTGGCCTTGTCGACTTCATCACCTAGTAAGGCGGTAAGATCCACCTCAGGCTCAGGTTGGGTATTAGCAGGGGGCTCGATAATGGGTGTGGGTACCTTGATCTTAGGAGGGGCACTAGATAGCTTCTCCAGGTGAATCATCGCCTCAATGGGGTCGAGAGGTATGAGAACGTCACCTGGTTTAACCTGGACAGGTTCCTCGATAAGTAGCCCGAGGGTACTCAATGATTGAGCCATCCAATCCCCCCATAGGATGTAGTTGTTACGAACTCGGCCCCCAGCTGCAGCACTCCTATTTTCCTTCGCAGCAGCCTCCCCTTTTTGATACATGAACTCGATGAAGCTCTTGCAAAGTTCCAGAGTTGTTCGTTGGGCAAAGAAGTTCGCAGCAGCCCTCGCAGCTTCACTCCCCATTGACGGATCTTTAGTCATAACAATCTCCTTTAGCGTAGCGTTTCGAAGCGAACCCTCCGAGCGTCGGAAGGCTGAACCGTTCCATGTCCACCAGCGGATGGGCAGTAGGCAGTTCAAATGGGTTCTACACCGAGGAGACAAACTGAGATATTAGAAATTTATTACCGTAAATTCATTAAGTTAAATGTGCTAGCACTACCTTGTGATTGTCAAACCTTAGCTCTTGACTCAAAAGCTCTCTCATTTACAAACGCATACAAGATACACGTGTTTGTATTGGTCACTTATTTACTTGACCATCTGGTCGTGCAGGGGCGGATGCAACTACAACAGAAGCTGTAGCCTTCAAACGTCGATTTTCTACTGCACGTTCAATAATAAGCACAGCTTGCGCAGCCGTGAAGGGCTTTGATAAGAAACCAAAGGCTCCAAGATCACGGGCGCGCTCCGCCTCAGCGTCATACCCACTCACCATCACAACTTCGATGGTTGGGTAGTGGCTACGAACATGTTCAAGCAATGTATATCCGTTGCTGGGCATCGTTACATCGGCAATTACAACATCGATATCAGGGGTACTCTTCAATAACTCTATTGCTGTATTACCGCTATCTGCTTCAATTGCAATTACGCCAGCCTCAGTGAGCAAGCGGGCCAATACCTTGCGTACTTGAGGGTAATCATCAACAACCAGTACCTTCGCACCCTTTGCAATAGCAACTAGGGTCTCCTTCAATGGGCAGTCTAGCCCACATGCTTCAGAGTTGAGTAGACCTCTGACGGTCAAGTCGTCTCTCAGCTTAGACATGTCTTGCAACCATTGATCACGGAAGGACCCTAACTCTTCTTTGAAGTTTTCCCTCATGCGCTCGGCTGTGCGTGTAGCTACCATCTCTGCAAGTGTTACGTGGTCGGGCATGGGAGTCACCTCGAAAATTAGATTCTGTTTAGGCTCCAACCAGTAAGTATATTACATCATTACTGCGTAGGCAAATCTCTTTGGTGAGTCTACGAATATAGGTCTGATCTAACAACTTAGGGAACTAGGTGTCGCCTAACACCCCCGATAATTTTCCGATTGGTTCCAGTAAGATAGGAGACGGCTTCTAACCGCCCCCCTTTGGGCCTTGGTATTCGCCGATGTAGTATGTCAGAGCATGACGAACACAAAACAGACCCTTCCGGACTGAATCCACTTAGTAATCAAGATCCTCCCTTAATCCTTGGGACGATCTTAGAAGAGATTAGAGGAATTCGAGAAGATCTATCCGCACTGGGGGATATGCGAACGCTAGTCGCTAAGGTATTTGAGAGTCAGGTTCAAATAATCACCACTCTTGGTCATCAAAGTCTAAGAGTACTGAGATTAGAGCGTCGCTTTCTAGCTCTACGCTGTGTAGCCAATGGGGAAGCAGGTTGTGAAGTGACTGACGAGTTGGAAGATGCACTTCCAATGGGCGTTGAAGACGAGAAGTTGGGCTAGAGCTCAGTTTTTGAACCGGAATCTTCTTGATCTAGAATAACCTTGCGGTTTATACTAGGGGTATGCCTTACGGTACCCTAACTGACCAGCAAGCCAGTTTAGTTGAAGGACTTGTTCGAGGTCAGGTTGTCTATGATCTCGGAGCCGGTGACTTGTACTTAACCTGTGAATTACTTCGGCTCGGGGCCACGAAGGTCATTGCTATTGAAAAAGAGGACCTTCACTTCAACGGGGTTCCGGATGAGATTGAGTATCGTAAGATGCTATTCAGGGACGTCCAGGATGACCCCATTGAGGTCGCCTTCGTCAGTTGGCCCTCCAACTATGACAACGGTCTCCTGCCACTTCTGAGACGGTCTCAGGTGGTCATTTACTTGGGTAAGAATACTGATGGCACTGCGTGTGGAACCCCGGAACTATTTCGGTATCTCCTGAAGCGAAAGGCTGAGGGTCTCCCTCATCGAAAGAACACACTCATCTGTTACACGGACTTCTTGCAGGAGTCGAGAGTACCGCTACCAGAAGAGACCGCTGCAATCACAGCCTCTTTGGGAGTACCGTACCTTCAATTTCTGGAGTCCTAAACCACTTCGTCGCGCTGGAATCGGGTCGGGGGTTTGACTTCCTTCTCGGTACCCGCGATCTTTTGAGAGGCACCAGGGGCTTCCATCAGAGCATAGAGGTAGTTCCCCAGCTGCTTCCATTCGGATTTATTGTAGTTTTCAGTACCAACGGCCTTTGACCATAGCGTGTGGAACAGGCCGTGAACTTCTTTTTGGTTGTAGTCCATGTAGGTGAGTGTACTCTCGTCGCCTACACTTGTCAAGTTGGCCGACGATTCTTTTTTAAGCTTCCTTGCATGCCACCAACGGGCGACGAACAGCATAGTTAAGGGTAGGACACACCCAATCCCAAAGACTACAAATAGTGCGATGTTGACGTTGATCTCACTAGTAGTCAAACCTCACCCCACACATTGGAAGGTAAAATAGGTAGACCGAGCGCTTTTTGGTGTCAACGAAGACGCCAACCCAGAAGTCATACCAACGGAAGATTGGAGTGACTTTCAGTCGGAGCATGGTCTTCACCTAAAACCCTTTCCAACCTAGTTTCGAGGATCTGATTGGGATCAACAGGGGCTGGTTGAAACACATACGATTGTCGGAGGTCTTCAAGGGTGACCTCCCAATCTGCGAGAATCCAGACCCCACCCTCGATGTTTGCGACAAAGAAGAGTTGGTGGTTCCTTGCTGAAATGTAGACAGTTCCGGTCTTGTAGCTCTCAACGGGGTGTTTTACGTCTAATCTGGATCTGAACCAAAGGAGAGATTGCTTTGGTGGCCCCAGTCCCTGAGCCCAATTCCACTTATTTCCAGGTGGTTCATTGGGTGCCCAGACCTCTAATTCAAAATAACTATCGGCACAAGTATAGTAGTAATCTACGGACAATACGTGCAGGAGAGCAAGGGTTCCCTTTTGAGCCCACCACTGATCTTTCTGCATCACCGGGAACACTTCATTTTGGTTTAAGGGCATTAGTTGGATTTCCCCAAGGTTCGATCCAACAGGATCTTGTAGTTGGCTTCGACAGATTCATCGGAGGCGCTTCGATGAATCTTCCACATAGTCCAGATCTCCTCGCCTATGTCGGGTACTTTATCATCGGTGAGCTCGAGGAAGCTCACCTTGTCCTCGAAGTCACCCTCGCTATTCTTCCCGTGAACACCGAGGAGGATGCCCTCTTCAGTGAACACGACGTAGATGCCCAGAGGCCACTCGGGAGTGATCCCGGAGTTCCTCCTTACATCGTCGAGTACGAAGGAGGGGAGCGCTACCAGGATGTCTAAATCGTTGAGTACTGCGCAAGCATGATAGGCAATGAGCCCATCGGGGAGAACATCACCTGGCTTCATTGACCCAACTACACCGAAATTGGTTCTTGACAGTTTCGAATCGACGGATTAGGGTACCCATTACCGTGAAGTGGATGACTTCCGGTTGGTTCATAACCTCCCGCTGAAAGAGTCATTCAAAATGCAGAATATTTGCATAGGCAGATACGATAGTGATCCCGAAGCTCAGGGTGTAATCAAGCCTGAGGATGGTCGATGGCAGTTGGTCATCGACAAGGAAGGGTACCCACACCTCTACGTTGAGTCCACAATCGAGGAAGAGGGTGGCACCAAGGTCAAGGGCATGTTCTTGGTTGAAGACATGCTACCAGAAGGCCTTACGGTGAAGGATCTCATGGACGGGGGTTGCTTCGGAGGAAAGCTCTCCCCAGAGGAAGAAGCCGAGGCTCAGATCGAGTTCGAGAAGAGCCGAGCTGCTAGTGGGATCCCCTGCCCGCGTTGATCTACTGAATAGTCCTTCTATACCTTTTGAGATTCAGGTAGCGGACTTGGATCTCAAAAGGTAACCCCATGGATAAGATCGCTGATTCAAGAGAACTAGCAGCTTCCCTTCAGGGAATACTGGATTACGCCAAAACACCTAATCCAAGTCGAGAGAGGCTAGCTCAGTCTTTGGTGAAGCTAGCAGCTAGTGTGTCACCGAAAACTGCAATGGATGACACTGATGTTCTCATTGAGGTGCAGGATGCTCTCAAGGAAAAGGATGCTCGAAAGCTACAGAATGTTTTGAATGCATTCAAGGGAGCTTATAGTGCTAGGTGCTTGGTTCAAGCTATGCGCAATACAGGGGCAAGGGTTACTGATGTGTTTGCGCTTCTAGGTCGGCACCCGGGCTAACTTTTGGCCTTCGCCATGATGTCCAACATCTTGTGAGCTTCGTCTCTATCGGAAGCCTTTTCATCTTCCGATAGCTCCGCGTAGGGTGTGTTCATTTGCCGCTCCCACCGCTCAACGAGACTCCTATCGATAGCTAGCCCACCCCCAGTCAAAGGGGTGCACTTGCTGAACAGGTACTTCATCCAGCATGACCAGGCTTCATGGGCATAGGCGGCCAATTGCTCGCGGACACCAACAAGGCTCTGTAGCTCAGCAACTTTGACACCGGCTTCTTGTTCGGTTTGATAACACTTACCTGCGGGGACAAAGTGCCTGATGCACCCCATCTTGACTATGTACCCGCTTTCCGGCTCTGTTATTCGATAACAATCGAGTTCCTTCTTGAAGGGCTGCCCGTTTGCCTCCATAACGAACCACTTTTTCTCCCAACTAAGCTGGGAACCTGTATTGCTTTTAGCAACCATGATATAGTTAGTACACCGGCTATGTCTTTTCTCATTTGCAGAATAATCGGTGATAGTGGTTACGGTGCTACCTGTAAAGAGAGGCTTGAGGTTTGCATCTGTGATCCGCCCGAAGTGGCGTTTGAACCTCTTATCAAGAAGCCCTTAAAAACAATCCCAACAGGCCGTCCACCGTTAGAGGTGTCCGATGCCACTCGAGAAACCAAAAGCTCTTAAAGACTCACCTTTGCACGCTAAAGTCAAAGAGGAGGCGCTTCAACCTAGAACACTTGAAGAAGCGCTCATTGCTCTAGATCAGATGTTGAATGACGATGTCCGAGCCTTCCTCAGTGTAGCCAACGAGAAAACAGCTGTCACTGAGCTGCATAGCACCTTAGGACGGTATCTCAGAAACAAGTGGGGCTTGTGGCAAAGGTCAGAACTTGCCCAGCATATGGAGCAAGTACACGGAGCTAAACACGTGGATGATATGTCCAGCATCATCATCGCAGCCTATTGTCGACGGGGGATCCTTACCCGGTTCCAACGGATTCTAACTGAGGATGAGCTAGGGGTATGTAGTCAGGAAGGATGACCCTGACACCCTGATTACTTCCGGCTAATCCGAAGCTGAAGTGCCAAGTTGAAGGGTGCGAGGTCAGAGTAACATGCCAAGGGATAACCTCCCTCGATTGGTACCAAATGTTGACCAAGTAAGTCCAGGACAGGACTTGATCTTCACGAGCTGCTGGTTGCCGAAACAATACGGTACCATAAAAGTCATCCCTCTCATCGAAAGGGAGCCAAAGGGATTCTCTGCTGTTTTGACCCCGTAGCATTACCCCACACCTAGCAATACCTTGATGAGCCTCAATCTCCCAATCACTAGGTAAGGGGAGTCTCACCGCTAATGTGTGGAGGTAATCAGAGGGATCTAAGGTGAGGTCTTCAAGTCTTAGTAGCATTCCCACTAATACACCGCTACTCCCAGTACTCTTTCCAGGAATCCCCGAACGTATTCTTCAAGCGTTCTAGGTAAGCGTTTGTCTTAATCTTGGCCATGTAGAGCTGACCATCGGCTACGCCCTTCACCACCACGCCTTCCTTCACCCCGTACTTGCCTTCCCGAACGTCATTGAAGAGCTGACCCGAGTACTTGCCTTTGAAGACAACTCGAGCGATGTTGAAGTCTTTGAAGACCCTGAGGAACTCTTCTGGAGGAAGAAGATTACCATCGATCTGAACATCAAAGATGATCAGATCCATTTCGTCCCCGGGTTGATGCATCCCGGCAAACGAGTTAGGCCCGAAGTACTCAGTGAATACCACAATCTCGTTGGCTGAACTCCAGATAATTCAGGATGGGCCTGTTCGAACTTCCTACCTCCAGCGATGTTGAAGGGGAACCGATCACGGCGGGTACCATAGTCTATCCAACCAAACTTAGGATTCAATACCCAATGGAGGTTAGTCCCGTCGTACTTCTCAAAAACTAGGCACTGTTTGAGGGGGCAGTTGTGGGTATCTGGTATCTTCTGGTAGGTTAAAGGCACTCTCATTGAGGGTTCTCGTAGGAGGCGAGTTTCCCGTAGACGTTTCGAGTCCAGCCATTGATGTGGCCGCTGGCATTTCCTATCTGAACTCCTTGGTTGGAGATAGCCTTCACGTAGTGCAGGTAGTGGGCTCCACGAACCTTGGCTAGGACGATGTCCCCCACTGCACAGTCCTCAAGCTGGCAGGGACTGACGGTCACCAGGACACGGCTCTTGAGTTTGGGCAACATCGAGTTCCCGAATTCCCGGTAAGTGATGGTCTCGCCTTGCTGAAGCTTCCCAACCAACTCAGTGTATCGACTCATTAGTTCCTGAATACGCAGGTGTTGTTAGGTAACCGAGCCCAAGGAACTTCCAGCATCTCAGGGGATACCCAGAGAAATGCACAGAGGTTCATCCCCTCCGGAACGGTTAGGTTCTCAAGGTACAACTGCCACTGACCGTGGTCTTTTTCAATCTTGGTACGCTTGAGTAAATCCAAATGGCACCACCAGGCCCAATCGGAAGTCAAAGAGTAGTTAACACACTTGGTGATATAGGCACCAAACTTGGTTTGGGCTTCTTTGGCCGCGACCTCTGTGGGGTAGATTCCGAGACGTAGGCTCCTAACCCCAAACTCCAGTTCCTTATCCCGAGGGAAATGAATCCTCATGATCGAACGGGGTTCAATCTTATCGACGGAAGCACTGGGGGCGGCGGAAAGGCTAGCCGCTGTACGGTTCGAAATTGCTGAAGCTTCTTTGGAGTTCTCTATTGCTGAGGACGTAGCAGCCAATATTTGCTGATGTACTTGGTCTCTGCGACTAGTCCCTCTCGTTACTACAACGAGGGTGACACACGTGAATACTGCTACTATTGCTAGGATTGGTACAAAACCTAATGTCTTCTTCATTTCAGATTCTCAAATCACTTCATCACGTTCAAACCGTGTTGGTCTATACACTTCGGGTTCTGGCTTCTTTGGGGTAGGGGCTTCAATTGGGTGGGTGCGTTTGATGGTAGCGTCTGGGTTGAACGGGGTGCGTTGACCCATCGCTTCTTGGACACCTCTGAGTTCCCTAAGAACACTTTCATTATGGGCTAGCACCCCTTCATTACTAGCTATCCGAGCTCTTTCTAGGAAGGTAGCGTCTGGTATGCTAAAAACGAAGCGACCGAAAGCAACAGCATTAATGGCGAAAAGTATGATAAGAGGGCTCTCCCAATAATGGATGTTTAAGTGTGTATCAATGCGCTGTACCTTGATGAGTGTTACCAAGAACATCATTAGTAAAACCAAGAACACAGCGAGCATACCCAACCTGAATTTGAGGATGGCTGCAGTATTGTGGCTCTTGTACTTTACATTAGCTTGATAGAAAGTATGGAAAGTAATAACGAGTAGGGGCACCGTTATACTCAACAGAAGCTTGGTCAGGGAAGGGTCAGTCATACAACAGCATCCCTTTCAAATCGAGTTGGTGGCAACTTAGGTTCATCCACTTCACTCACTTCGTTCTTAATCCGAAACGTCAGATCAGCTCCGAAGTCTGAAGCTGTTAGTCGATGTTCTAACCCAGCGGCAAGGAGACCCTCGTATTCATGTTTATCATAGTCATACTCGCCAGAGTGAATGAGAAGTCGCATGGTTGCCCTAACTCGAGGCCCCCAATCAGGAGAGTCCCCCTGGGTATCGGTCTTGTTCATCAAGATCCCCTCAGCCGTATACGAGATGATACCTCGTTCTCGGAGGTGACCCACTGTGTAAGCTCTATCTCCTCCTCTAACTTGATGTGGGAACACTCCTGACTCGAGAAGGAATAGTGCGGCCTCCCCAACAGATTTGGGGATCTGAAGTGACATAAAGGTACGGAGTTGGGTAGTCGCGTTGATCTGACTCCAAACCAACTCTCCTTGCCCGACCAAGTCGTTTCGGCTTAACCCACATAACCACAGTGTTCTCCCCCTAGTTTCACCACTAGTGGTGAGTACCCACGAACCAAAAGCATGCTGCCCAGTGGGACAGCGTAGATCTCTAACCCATCGCTTACGGTGAACAACCCAAGGGCCATTCTCTATAGCATTCCTCTGTTGTGTAAGAAGGACTAAGTCCCCCTCTCGCACTCGAGTACCATCAATGATGTGTCTTGTTCCAGAAAGAGGGAACACGTGATGTTCAGAGACGAAGCGCCTAAAGCGTGGCTCAGGGTTGGGTTGCAAAACCACTCTGAACGATAATGAAAAAACTAGGAACATGAACCCTATAAGAGTGAGAGCGTGGTGACTAACCTCAGTAGACAGGAGCTTGTTCAAGTGTAGGAAATTAATGACTCCTGGATAATCTACTGCGTAGAGGGACAAGATCCCTAGACCAGCAAGTGATCCACAAACGAGTAGATTAACTTTCAAGCCCCCCCAGAACCACTTGCGATAAGACACCAACCAAACGAAGATAGCCCAGAACAGGAAGGTTAGGACTATAGCGCTCAAGTCAAAGTGCATCATATCACCGGATCTCGCTCGAACCGAGTAGGGATAGGCTTCTCGGGTTCTACAACAGCTTTGGTCTCAGGTTGTGTAGGTTGCCCTCCTATGGAGCAACGTGGGCCGCTGGGGCCTGTGACTACTGAACTCATCGAAGCGGACTCAATGAAGTTATCTCGAATTACCAACTCACCAGATTGAATACTAGTCATGAACCGTTGAACCAACTCACCCCAATTCTGGTACTCCTCAGGGTGTCTAGTCTCCAACAGTCGTAGGGTTCGAGTCCCTCTCCCAAGGAGTGTATTGAGGTTTCTGAGGTTCCACGAACGTGTTTGATTTACAACAATCTGATTTGGAGTTACCCCTAATTCAATAAGGGTTTGAGCATCACGAGCAATGCTCGTGGCTACGTTTGCAAGCTGCGTAGCTTGCTCTACTACATTGTTCATATTTCGAGTGAGGCCATTGAAGAGCGAGTCCATCGAAGTACCCATCTCTGCAAACATATTAGAGAAAGCCCCTTCAACACTTTGACGAGATCTCGGTCTTGGACGTGGTTGAGTGAGATTCCTACCCGTCTCTGATCGGTTAGGCGGAGGCTCTGGAGCTCTAGCGGGATGAGGATCAAGACCAAGGCGCTCGGCCATCTCCGCAGAGGTCACCCCAGAACCTGGTATGGGACGTTGACCCAAGGCTACCCTAGCAGCATTCGCAGCAACTACCGCTTCTAACCTATGTTTCTCAGCCTCATTCTTCGCCTTCTGATACTTACTTAGCATGATGAAGACAGCGGCTACACTGATGATCACCACGAGTATAGCCGCTATCACTGCCAGAATTAGCATAGTAACCTAGGGGGATGCTACTATGGTCTCAGCCAGAGTCAATAAGTTCTCGGGGGTATTGACTTCCGGGTTATCGGTTACGAGCTCTAAGAGGGCTGCCAGAACCTTCCCGACGGTAGGCCCTGGGCCAATGCCCAGGTGGGTCATTACGTCGCATCCGTTGATGGTGAGCACCTTGGTGGAGGTGGGGATAACCTCGGTGACCTTCATATTGGCAATCTTGGATTCCAACTCGTTGATGGTGTCCTCTTCCAGCTGGACTCTTGCTTTGCCTTTTCCGAAGATGTCCGCTCGGGCCAGAGTGCAAAGACTGGCCACGTTGTCCAACCCAACTCGGCGCACCCACCGGCGGATAGTAGCTGCCGACCAATCGGCACTGTACCGGATGAAGTGGTGCCTCACCAGGTGGACAATCCTCTCCTGATCCTCGTTGGATAGTTTCATTCGAGGTAGAAATTCGGTAGCCATGTTGGCTCCGATGGTCTCGTGGTCGTAGAAGGTAGCATCTCCGTGCTCGGGATGGGTACCTTTGGATGCGGGTTTCCCAACATCGTGGAAAAGTGCTCCCAACCTCAGGACAACGTCTTCAGCTGGGCAGGCGTCCACTGTGGACAAACTGTGTTCCCAGACGTCGAACTCATGGTACCTATTTTGGGCACAACCGATCATAGGTACCATCTCGGGTACCGTAAGTTTCAGCATACCTGTATAGTCCATGGCCCTAAAGGCCTCCGATGGGCGGCGCGCGGCCATGATTTTGAACCACTCATCCCGAATCCGCTCGGCACTTACTTTCGCGTAAGTGTCCAAGGTTCGAGGAATAGCCCTGTAGGTTGGGATGTCAATATCGAATTCCAACGAGACCATGAACCTCAATGCGCGCAGACTCCTCAATCCATCCTCGGAGAATCTTTGTAGAGGATCACCAACGGCCCTGATTATTCGAGCTTTGATATCGTCCTGGCCGTTGAATGGATCACAGAAGACATTGCCAATCGGGTCATAGGCGATGGCATTCATCGTGAAGTCCCGGCGGGCCAGGTCTTGATCGATTCGGTCTAGGAACTGAATCTCGTCCGGCCGACGGCCGTCTGAGTACTCACCCTCACCCCGAAAGGTGGTGACCTCGAACTGATCGTCCTCAACCAATACCGTCAGGGTTCCATGTTTCAGTCCGGTCTCAACCGATCTGAACAACTTTGCTACATCAGGCGGTCTCGCGCTGGTTGCGATATCCCAGTCATGAGCTTCCCGCCCCATAATGGAGTCTCGCACGGCTCCCCCCACCAACCAGGATTGAAAGCCGGCTGATGTGAGCCTTCTGCAAACTTCAACTACTTTTTCAGGAACGTCCACGGCTACCTACTATTACGGATGAAAGGTCGATTTCTCAATGAGATACACCGACTAAGGTGAGAGGCTAATATAACACTAATGACCAGAAAGTACTTCTAAAATATCTTAGGGTGCGACGCGTACTACTAGCAGAAGATGAACCGGTTGTTCGGAGGCTACTCAGTAACCTCCTAGAACTTATGAGTTTTGAAGTAAAAACTACCTCCTCGGTAGCTGCTGCCAAAGCCTTAGTCGGAACCGAATCTTTCGACCTAATCGTTGCCGACTACAGTCTCGAGGATGGGAACGTTGAATCTCTCTACTTTTGGCTTGGGGTAGAGCATCCGGAGCTAGTCAACAAATTCATTCTAATAACTGGTTGGCCGTACCTTGAGGGGTTTCCAATCATCCTTCAAAAGCCGTTTCACCTGAGAGAGCTCGAAGAAGTGGTCAAGCAGGTACTGGGAGACTAAGACCACTCATATCTCAGTTCGGTCACACAGCGGGCCAGGCCGACTAGGGCTCTCTTGACGCTCTCAGGAAGGTTCTTAGGGTGTACTGAAGGCAGGCAGGGGTCGAGCTCCACGGCAAGCTTCCAAGCCTCGTCCAAGCCCATCTGGAGGTCGATGTGAGGGTAGCCGGTTTGGTAAGCATCACGCGTACCCGCCAGAACCTCTTGCTTGTGGGCTCGCTCTTCTACAGGTTTCTTGGACATTATTCGGCCCTTGAGGAGAATGCCTTGCTAGCTAGGTTGAGCAACCTCGTATGCTTTAGCACAGTTGTGGCCAACTTGGGAACTCCATCCAAGCGAAGGCACAACTCGTGATAACGAGCAAGATACATTCTTTCGGCCTTTTGCCAAGTCCAAGGCTTGATCTTGATATCGAGTGGCTTCGACCTCAAGTGCCAACCCTCTACCGGCACCATGAAGAGCTTTCTCTCCGTGGCCAACATCTCATCGTCCATGTCTTTGATGAGCGGGTGTTCCAAGTCAACACCCCATTTCTTACCGATAACTTGGTTGAGGTTGCTGTCAACAGCTCGATAGGGAGCCATCTCAGGCATTCTCTTTAGGGGACGAGTCATATCGCCGATGTACGGCTCACCTGAATCGTGGAGTAGAAACCCAAATGCCAGCAGTAAGTTCCTAGTTCTTTGCTCAAGAATGTAGCTTCCAATGACAGAATGTTGGGCTACACTGTAGAACACAAGTGAATGACCTGCAAACCGACAGATCTTTGCTTCTGACCCAGCGATATCTTCGATGACAATGTCATCGGGATGTGGGTCGAACATGTAGAACTTTCGACCTGTTAGGGTCTGAGACCAGTCACCGTATCGAGGCATCTCGGTGGTTACACCGCGGTAGTTTCCTCACCCTCTTTCTTGATCGGCTGAGTGGGCTCACCATCATTGAATAGTCTGGCTAAGTATTCGATAGCTTCTTCAGGATCTTCAAAAATATCTCCACAGGCAGCCCCATGAACCATCAAGTTGTCAACCATCCCAAAGTTCTCAATGAGGAGGCCATCTTCCTGGACTCGAGTCTTGTATTCTGTCTTGGAGTTGGTGTACCCGACAACAATCATATTCAGGGCACGGCTATACCCCATCTCAAACCCAGTACCAACATCCATTGAAGGGCCTCGGAAGGGGGACATATTGGCGAGTGTAGACCAGCAACTTTCGATGAGCTTCAAGTTGGCACTGTATATTCGGAACCCGTTCTCTTCTTGTTCAAGTGGATCAAGGAGTACAAGACTCGAGTCTAAGGGGAATACGCCTTCCAGACCGCGCTTACGGCACATCTCCTTCAATCTGGCTGCTCGGTCGGCGGCATCCGGGTAAAATACGTCCGGGCCCGCAAGGTAAACTCGGTTGTAGCTCATACCAGGATTACACCAAAAAGACTTTTTTGATTGAGATCTGGCTTCCTCACGCGTAATAGAAAGTATGGCTGAATCTAAGAAGATTAGGCTCTCGGGCCCTCAACTAAAACTTCTCAGAGAGCTCCCTAGGCGGACAGCCCCTGAGTATAAGCCAATCAAAGTTTTACAAAACCTCGGATTGGCCTTTGAAGTGAAGGAAGTCACGCACTTGCCTTGCAACCCCAATTACAAGAGAACCCCAGCCGGTGACGTCTACTTGTCTGAAAAGGACAAGAAATAGACAGGAGACAGTGCTGTGAGATACCTCAAGATTCTTTTCCCGATGTCGGGAGTCCTCTTATGTCTAGTCATGATACTCTTTAGGGCTCATAGAGCCCTCTCCTGGATGGTATTCGTAAGTGCTGGATTGGTTCTACTCCTTGGGTTGCTAATCACCATCAAACTGGTTCTCTTTGAGAGGGGTCTCGAAGTACGTCTTGAACGGTTAGCAACTCTGGCGAGGGCTCGTGAAGAGGTAGAGAAAATAGAGTCTTCAGTTATAGACCATCAACTTAGTGGTGCGTTAGAGGAGCGAATTCAAGAAAGGGTACCAGCTGAAGATCCCAAACCAGATTCTAGACTTGCCCGAGTCCTCAGAGATGACTATCCTCTCTGAAGTCGACCATGGCGAGAGAGCGAATTGAAGCTCGTCCTACGAAGATCGGGCCATCGGTATTCACTGTCACCGGGTACACAAGGGTAGTGTCCAAGGTATGGGATGCCTTGCTCGCCTACAAGGACATGTACTACGTTCGACTCAAGTATGACCGAAAGCTACGCCAGTACGTGAAGATCGATACCAACTACCCGCCAATCAAAACCTTGAGTCTCGATTAGTAGCCTTCTCCGCCTTGAACAAGATCTCAAGTTGTCTTTGGTCTACCCCCTGAGTTCGCCACTTTGGGAAGGGGGTCTCTGCCGTCTTTGCCCACCACCGCTTACGGTACCCACGGAATCCAGGGATCGCCTCGTCAATGGTACAGGCTACGGCCCCGCCGCGCCGGCAGATGCCCCAGCCCTTCTTTTCTCGTTGGATGACCCGGGTCACCGGAGAATAACCCCTCAGCTTGCCCCAGGAGACGATGTAGAGACGTTCCCCGGCTTCAATATTGGGCTTAGCCCCACCCACGAAGAAGGCCCACTCCTCGCCGCTCTCGGGCTCCTCAGCGGCATCCCCCTCGCCTACCCAAAAGGCCCAGATGGCTTTGGGGACGGTGACAACTAGATCAGGCATATCAAGAATCCAGTACAAGACGACTATGCGTGGCAATCCATTCCGCGGCCAACTTTCCAAGTTCAGCCTCTGTATGCTTCAAAACCTCATAGGCCATGGCGGAGGGCCGGTTCCCTTCTTCATCTTGGCCAGTCCGAAGCATCTCGCGGATTCCGACAATCGATTTGGCCTTCTCAACAATCTTAGCCAGTTCTTGACTTTCCATGGTGTATTCAGGTACACCGGAAGCCAATATGGGCGGATCATTTAGCGTCACCTGTGAGAGTAAAGAAGCCAAGAAGCGGATGCTGGCCTTCCTCAAGGAAAACTTCCGGCACTGGGACGTGGTTATCGGCAAGCCCCTGAAGGCACGCTACGTCAGTGATGTAACAACTAATCTTAGTTATGTTTCAAGTGAGCCTTACAAGATTGGCTTCGATCACGGGTCTTGTTGGGCGATATTGGATAGGGTAACTCGTCCATATTACAAGACTGTCCTTCGCTGGGCCGCTATCCAAGTTGGGAAAAGACGCTTGGTTTGCAACAACATGGAATCAAACGAGAGGTTGAAGTTCAAGATTCCAGTCCCGTACCTCAATTCAGACTTTGATCAATGGCCAATACTTCTAGAAAAACCATCGAACCCAGATTTATTGGAATGGTGGTTCGATGAGTATGGGTTGTACCGGCATCCCGCTGCAAAGGCTAACCCAGTACTCTGCTGGGAGCTCTATTCAGGGCTTATGGTAAAGGCTCGCGGTACACAGGACTACCATCTTCGTCCTGAAGCTCAGAAAGTGATTAAACGCAAGGTTAGTCTAATTCCAGGGTACGATAAGGGGTGTAGGGTACCTAACATAACAGCTGAAGAACGAATCCTCTTAGTCACAACTTTGCGCCGGAAAGAGCTAGATCTTGCTTTCAAGCCCGTCCTAGTCGAAGTGAAACGACTGCATAGCCTGTGGGTGCTAAATGTCTGATATTAGTGAGGCCAGGCAACGAATTCGTGACCTGGTCACACCTCTCAAGAGGAAGCTTTACTCCTACCACTTAGAGGAAAACCTGGGTAATGGGTTCAAGGAATGGGACGATGATTCTCTTAGGATCACTATCAAAATCGATGTGACTCCGGCCAAGGATTACCCGTTGGTTCAACACGAGAGTAGCTGCTTCAATCTAGTGGAAACCTTCACTACGGATAGGGCTGATGCTATTGCTCAAGTGTACGCCATGGTTGAAGCAATGTGTCCGAAGTGGCGTAGGACTATTGAGCTAGACGAAGCATTCTCCAAGTCAGTAGGGCGTCAAGTTCGGATGCTAAAAAACGAATCTGAATTTATCATCAATCAGGATGAGGAACGTCGGTTAGCTGGGACGTTTAGGCGTGAAATGGTCACCATTCCAGCTGGAACCATCCTGGATGTTGTGAAGCATGAGCCGGGCATGTTGACTGTCCAATGGGGTGAAAGACAGTTTCACCTCTACTTTTGGAAGTTCGTGAACTACGTTTTTACCAGATGTGAAGGCTCCCCTGATGTTAGAACCCCCAATCCAGCAGTTGAGTTCACTGATGGTTATGTACCCTGGGTTCTCGGTGTAGATGAAAGAGTATGACCGCTCTCGAAATTGTAAAGGATGAGGCATCCAAGTTAGGCAAGCAGCTTGATGATGATTCAGCTGGGTACCTACTGTGGAACAACACCGGGTTCCCATCTTTTTGGAGGATACCTGAAGACGGTAATACCGTTGAGGAGTGTATTCGAAAGCAAGTGCGAGAGGCTCTTGCGTGACTGACTCGGAGCTAGAGGAGCTCTGTCGCCAAACCCTCAATGACGAAGAGAATCGGTTTGCAGTAGTCCTCTATCGACGAGGGAAGTCCTCGCTAGGTTTCCTAGTTTCCCGAGTATACCGCCAAGTACCAAAAGCTGAGATGACCAACGATCTACTCGTGAAGAGTCATCAGATCTTGGCGAGGCTCTTGGACGATACTACGAATTAACCCCGACTCGAATCTCTTCAGCTATTGCCTTGGCGGCTTCAATGGGGTCAGCAGCATCACGGATCTGTCGACCCACCACCACAAGGTTGGCTCCGTCAATGACCGCCTGTGCTGGGGTGCCCACGCGTTTCTGATCACCAACATCAGCTCCTGCAGAGCGTACTCCAGGAACAAGATAGAAGGTGTCTGGACGCATCTTCTTCAACGCTCCAACTTCTCTGGGTGAACACACGAAGCCACGGATCCCAGAGTCATAACCCAGCTTGGTTAACAGACTGACTCTACCCAAGAGGTTCATGTTCGGGTTGTAATCAAGGTCTCGGTAATCACCCTCACCAATTGAGGTCAAAACAGTGACCATCAGGAGGGTCATTCCAAAGGGCTCCGCGGCCATGGCGGCTTTTTCCAGAGTCTGCCTCTGCTGGGCGTGAAGCGTCATATACTTGGCGCCCCGGTCACCACCGGTCTTGACCGCACGCTCAACCGTCTCCGGGATATCGTGGAGCTTGAGGTCGAGGATGATCGATTTCTTGGTGAGCTCGCTGAAGAGTCGTCCAGTCTTCACGAAAAGTTCCAGCCCTACCTTGAATGCACCCACATATGGGTCGAGGGTTGTGACGAACTTCTCGGCCTGCTGCGCATCGGGGACATCAAGGGCGAAAGTGATATATTCGTGAGGTTGAGGCATGGGTGACCTATACACCGAGTCTGGTGTATTAAGCAAGATGACACCAGAAGAAGCGGTGGGAAAACTTCGAGGGGCCGGCCTGTACGTCAAGGATCTAGGGGAAAACGGATCCTTCTTTGGCGGCGGGTGGCGGGAAGTTGTCGACTCCATCACGATGGTTCGGAACGCTTTCGTGCTCATACCCCTCGGGAACGAAATCTATGATGTGGGGTTGGTTGCCGATTGCCAAAGGGATATGAAGCGTCACATGGCCCTTGAAGAAGCGGTGGACTTCCTCATCAAGAACGTTGAGTTAAGTCCAATGACCCACGAGCGGGCCATCGAAAAGCTTCGAGAGGCTGGTCTCCACGTCAGAGATCTTAGGGGGGATGGTATTATCGGTGGCTCCCACATTGACCGATCTGGGGTTGTCGGGATGATACAGAACGGCTTCATGTTGAGGAAGAACCCCGAGGGTCTCTATTGGGTTGACCTGGAGAACGGCACTAAAGTGACCCTACCCTTGGAAGAGGCTGTGGCCGTGGTTCTCATGACGATCACCCCACAACCAAACATTGAAGCCCCACCGCCTTCTCCAGGGTATCAGGAGTACTAGAACCAACCGAAGCGAGTCCCTAACGCCACAATACCGGCTCCGACTAGAGATATCGCTGCTACGATAACCATCAACTCCACAAGGGTGAGGCCGCGCTTCAATGAATTTCTTATCATAACTGTACTCCTATGCTGCTTGAATGCCCGGGGGGCGTCTAGTGCAATTGAACCATTCTTTGGATCGTCCGCGCTTGTATGGGAGATCAAATGCCTTCACAAGCATCCTGAACAGCTCTGGGGCGCCGCAGACAGAGAAGGACGGGCTCATGCATAGGCCGATTCCAACGCAGTCTGGAAGGTACTTACACAGGTCAGTCCACTGTCCTCTGAAGTAGCTCTTGGTTACCAACCAATCGGTACCACTATCCCACCCGGAAGCATCATGGTTACAGTTTCCTTTGGCAGTCCCATGGTTATTTCGCAACCAGACATACTTACCGTTCTTCCTCCATTTGACGTAAGAGACCCAACTACCACACTCAAATCTGGATACGCTCGTATCGCACAGATCTGAGTGTTCATCGATATTGACTAGGACATCCGCGTTGGACTCGTTAACCATCGGCAGCAACTGCTGATGGTTCATCACAGCAATAGTAGGGATGTCCCCGCGCCGGAGCAGTAACTTAGTGAGAACTCGTTCGGCCGCTTCCAGGTTATTCCAAAAGTCAATGTCGATTGAGAGGTAGGTTCTCATAATTCAGTGTTAGGGTTTGATCTCAACGTTGGGGGTTCAGATGAGGATCTCTCTACCGTGGGCAGATCGGGAGCTATCAAATCTTCGAACAACTCATGAGGATCTGAATGGTGCAGGATTGCAGGCCGTTTGAAGTGTATGGCTGTTCCACTCAAGGATTTCCTTGCAGCCCTCAGGGCTATTTTAGGGTATTTGGAGCCTACCATATCCACGAAGAACACGGCCAGGTCAAAAGTATCGTAATCCTGGATAAGGATCTCGCCCCCAACATCAGTCCAATGTACTACCTTTTCCATATCTACTGAAAAGAACTTGGTTTGAACCACAAGCCCCTTCAAGATGGCCTTGACTACGGCGGTTACGGCATCAACCCTGTCGGCCACGCGTCCTCTAATTCATTACCGTGGATAGAATCCAGATGGCAGTTAGATTGGGGCAAGTCATTTGGAGTGCGACCAAGTCCTTGCTCGGAACCAAGAAGGACTCGATCCCTTCGGCGGCGAAGCATTGGGCTGCCCATTTTCGAAGATCCTCTTCTGGACACTCAATCCAATCGAACTTGAGACCCATCAGATCTGGGTTTTCCCAGAGGACTTCCAGCTCATGGTGGCTGGTGAGCGAGTACTTCTTAGGGTCTCTCCTCACTGTAATCACACAGGGGATTTCAGGGGCCTGCATCTCAATGAGTAACTTAACAGCGTCCATAATTACCTAGAACATTTCTGAAGGTGGTAGCGTCTGGGGATTTGAAGGGGTGACCATTGAACCAATTGCAAGGCTCGCTTGGATTCTTTGCTATTCTGAAGGTGATCATCAATGAAAATTGCTCGAAAGATCGATCCATCCAGTGTGGCAACATGAACCGAGACCCTATCTGGTCTGACTTTTAGAATTCGGGCCGCCGCTCGAATTGGCTTGGGGTTGTCCCACACTAAGAGTACCAACTCCATATCCATGTCAGGTATTCTCCAAGTGTAGCGAATTGAACTCCTCGTAAAAAGACTCTTCAATCTTGAGTTGCCGAACTCGGATTGCTTCAATTCGAGCTATGATCCCCTCGGTCAATGATGGGGGATCGGTAGGCCGTTCCTGACATAGTGGAAAGTACCCGCTAGTTTCAGGAGGGATTGTCGGAGACGTAGAACCTGCCATATTGAGTATTACGGACAAGGAATCTGAATCTCAACATTTTTCTTAGGAGGGAGGTTCCTCTCAGACCTCTTCCGGCGCATCACCGCGATCCTTGAAGCTCGGAGCTCCTTTCTAGCGGCTCTAAATAACCCCTTGGCCGACTTGTATTGGGTCAAAGCCGTTCGGTACCTGAGGTGTTCAGCCAATGAGTCAGGGTTAGTCGGAACTTTCATGAGGTTCTGAGTATACCCACCTTACCCACCACAATTCAAGGGGGCGCGTTCGCGGTGTAATAGTCGGGCATGGCGTCGGAAGAGATGGATATCGAAGAGTACTGGGGTTTGTTCAAGGATACTCTGCCAGGCGCTGAATCCACAGTGGAGGTCATCTATCGGGTTCTGGAGGTGCTGACCCGCCAAGTTCATGAGTTTTCAAATTACGATGAGCGAGGGGATCACTACCCGGAACTGATAACCAAACGTATTCGGAACCCAGAGTCCTGGTCGATAACATTGAAGTATTGGAACCACACTGAAGGAGAATCCAAGATTGTTGTGGGCGTCGGTCAAATCTACTCGATAGCCGTATACAATATGCTTGAGCGCATCACCGATGAGCTCAAGAGAGAATCGGCATTGAGGCTTGGATGGGTCAAGGAGACCGAACGGAAGCTGGCAAAACTAAAGCTCAATTACCATATAACTGAAAACCTATTAACTCTTTGGGCACCTACGTCCCGGAGCAGCCAAATCTCCCTTTCCCCAAGAAGGAATGAGGTTGGCTAGGGCTTCGGCTTAGTCACTGCCTCGTAGAGTGTGAGGGTGCCCTCGGGGAACTCAATGCAGCAGTCCTCTTCGGGATCGCCGATGGGCTCATAGTCGTACTCGGCATCCCCGAGCATCCAGAAGTGTCCGGAGGGCTTGTGGTGCATTCGAAGATCCACCGGCCTGTTGATTGTGGGTTGGGCATTCTCGTAGAGCTGTAAGTACGCCCAGATGACAAGGCCCTCTTTTAGATCCTTCTCTTTGAGAACCCGACCTCGCGTGTACCAAGACCGTTTGAGTCTACCGCGCTCGACCATCGCTAATGGCTGGAAGCCTTAGTTCTCAGAGACGTTCAAGACTTCGATCGGGAACACTTCCTTCTTGAGTACCCAACTCGAACTCGGGGTATCACCTTGCCGCTGGTCTTCGAACCAAATGCAGGTGCATTCGGTGACCCCATCAGCAGTTGTTATCTTCGAGACCACCATCTCCGGGCCCTCAGAGACATTCAGGGTAACTGTATCGCCAACCTCAGGGAGGGTGTCTTCCTCTTCGTCTATGCTAGCCATAGTCACTGCTCCTAGTTTTTCTTCTTGCTTGATTCTTGAACGACTTGGTCAAACGGGGGTAGCTCGGCTGCGGCCGGGCGTGGTGATAGGCTAGGGAGTTCATGAACTACAGCAACATCTTCCATAGCTTTCGGCTCGGGTGGCATTTGATATGAGGTTTCGGCTGGTTGGCTCCCAACGGCCGCGTGGTGGGCACGGGAGGCCTTAATGGCTTTAGCGAAGTAATCAGGGGTTGAACTATCCTTTTTCTTCAAGTCTACTACCCCTGGGGTTTGTACCGTGGGCAGCTGCGGCCCTGGTTGGGTGACAGGGGGCGGCGGATTAATCAATTCAGCCTTAGTGTATCCGTCCAGGTAAGCTCGAAGTGCAGCTATGTCATCGTGGTTACTTTCGGTAGCCTTCGCTACTTCGTTGACTTTACTTACAATTACCTCGTAAGTGGCCTTGGTGGCCGTGGTATCGGGAGCCTTGAACCAAGAAGCGGCTGCGGTTAGAATAGCTGCTACTCCAAGAATGAAACCTCTAGCCGATAGGATCTGAGTAACCCACTTGAAAGCTTTGGATGCCGGCGGCTCGGAGGGTGTCTCTTCTTCAGGCATGATATTGTCGTTGACCTCAGAAGTCAATGACACCGGTAAGATTAGAAAAATGTTGAGAAAAGGGTTCCTTATTCGTAATAGTTAGGTAGGAGCCAGAAATGATTGACAGACCAGGAAAGTTCCAAGATGAGCCCGACTATGTCCCCTACTTATGGGGTCGGGCCAACAAGGGATTCTCAGATAGCGCTGAGGACGGGGTATTCACCCTGACCATCACTGAAGAGGATGTCAAAAAGTACCCTGAGCTGGTTGTAGGTCAACGGCTGCTCCTTATCGAATCCTCAGACGGATTTGTCTACTCCAGATTCATATCGGCCTACTCGAAAGCAGTCACATGAGAATCAGAACCTTCAAGATTTTCTTCCAACGTCCCGATAACACTAAGTTTCACAGGATTGTACACGAATTCTTCTCAGAGGATGCCTGCATCCTAGCGGAGATCATTGGGAATAAGGAGCAAGCGGTGCCCCTTTGGCCCTTCCAGGACATCAGTCCGTGGAGAAACCAACGCCAACCCGGAAATAATAGTTGAGATCCTCTCGCGTTGTCCGTAATAAGGATAGCGTCCGAAGAGGGGTGCCCAATGCAATCAAACATCGACACTGTAAAACCAGATCCCATTGACGAAAATGAGTTTCGTTGTGGGTTTGGAATGGCCCGAGTGGCTACGCTCGATGTAATCGAAGGGATCCCATCTCAGTCTAAGAACTCACTCCGGATGGGCTACCTTGCCTATCATTCTCTCTTGACCGGTTCCTTCAACACGACCGATGAGATTGTCGCGGCGGAGTTGGCGGAGAAGTTCAACCTCACACCTACCAGCAAGATCTAACTATGTCAAATCCACGCTACTCAATCGACCAATCCGTAAGCGTAATCAGTGAAAACCAGAAGTTCTCCGGCACCGTACTCGGTGTCCAGTTCGTAGTGCCGGTCTGGTTCTACGTTGTAGCGCTGGACGACCCCATTGAAACCGACCAGGGGTTACAGAAGGGGATCTATGTCCCCGAGAGTTCTCTGATGATCAATCCTAGTGTCAAGGAATGGGCACTTGTGGGAACTTATGTCTACGTTTTGACTGAGGAGCAGATGGGGAAGGGCGAGCACCCTGCCGCTATCGATGTCAGGGTAAAGATCGGAGAGGGCTCTGATGACCTCTGGTACATTCAAACCGAAGACGAACTCGATGGGGATGAACTCTGGACTGGTGAGACCCTTGATAGCCAGGAAGAAGCTCTGGAAATGGCCTTGGATATCATCAAGGACAATCATGAGGCCGACGAAGGTGAAGATGCAGCCGCCTACCTAGAAAGACTAGCACTCGAAAGGGTAACCCCATGCCCACCAAACCCATCAAGCACTGGTTAGGCCGCCCTCCCACCGGATCCAAAGAGGTGGAGCGCTGGGATGGCAGACGCTGGATTGCCGATGATGGTAAGCCAGGCCGTGCCTTCAGTGGTCTAGACAAGTTTAACGTTCCAATATCCTGGGGGCCAGACTGCGATTGCCTGATCGGTACCGATAACTGCCCCGCTGATAGGGCATCCAGGCGTACGGCTAATCGGTTTAGCTGCTCAAACGGGAAAGTAATGGCTAGACTCCATCTCGAGTTGGTACCAAAATCAAAGAAGCGAGTTCGACATGCATCAAAAGTATGAAGATCTGAAGCCTATCCCCGGTGAGGGGCGCTATGTCGAGTGGGATGAGGGTGTCGCTGCCTTCTGTGTGTTTGGAGATCAGAGTGGCTATGCCTACGCCAACTTCTGTGATGAAGGTGAAGCCAACCAATGGCTCAAGGATCATCCAGGGACAGCCGCCGCATGATAGTAATGGGATGCCTCATTGGATTGGTCTGCGCTGGTCTGTGGTACCGACAGAGCAGGATTGATACCCGCCGGCACTCAGGTGCATTCATTCACGATGAGGGCCCCGAGCGTTGGGTAGTCGACTTTACCACCAACACACTGTACTACAGGTACTTCTGGAAGGTTCCCCACCATACGGACAGAGATTTGAGTCGGGACTACGAATTACGAACAAGGCGACCTTGGCGTGGGACTGGGGTCATCAACATAGACTTAGTCCCGCTTTGGGAGATGAGGCTCACAAACGAGTCTTGGACGAGGGCGAAGCAGGAAGCTCTGGCCATCCTGGAAAACCCCTTTGGCTTCCTCAAGGTGACTCGTAGAAGGACGAAGCGGGTCAATGCCAGCCTTGGCCTCAAGCCAGAGTGGGAGCCTGTCCCGGGTTGGTTGATTGGGGTTCTGAACTCTCGCCGCGAAGTGTTCGACAGGTACCAGGGCCGCTGTCAAGACGGAACTTATGACAATCACCCTGGTAGGGTAGAGGACATCGAGAGCTACCTCACCCGAAAGGGGAATTCATGTTCAAGTGGCTTTTCAAGTGGTTCGAAGTCCCCGAAGTCCCCGAGGACAAGATATATTGTGAGTCATGTAGATCACAGAACTGCACGGAAGAGGCTAGCCTCACCTGCCCGCGCCGGCTGAGTCTTGTGGAGCAACACGCCAAGAACAAACGAGAAAATGAACACTAAATGAAGACTTCACTCCTAGTACTTGCTGTTGTATTTTCGATTGCTTTGCTAGCATTAATGCTCAATCCCAACAGAGACCTACGGGTAATGCTCACAAAGTGTGAGGAGTCCGTCTTGGGCTCTGGGGTTACGACCCGAACCTGTCATTACCCTTCAAGGTTGATGAAGCTGGACGAGGCTTGGATCTGTTCGTGTCGAAGTGAAGCGGAGACTCGCAAGGGCATCACAGGAAAGTAAACTTTTATGGGCTGGCCTGGTGGTAGAAAGTGTTCTGTTAGGGGTTGTGGTCGTAATTATTATGCGAAGGGTTTTTGTAGGTCACATTACTACAGTACTATCACTAATCCAGGTAGGAAAAGAAAATCGTGTAGTGTACTCAAGTGCTATAATCCAATACAATCTAAAGGATTATGCGCAACTCACTATAGAGCACTACCCGAGGTGTTAGCTAGGGTGAGGATTTGCACAAAGTGTAAAAGAAGTTATACAGGGTTTACCTGCAAAGTTTGTCATGCAAAGAGGGAGTCTAATCGACGCGCTAGGTTCAATCCCCAAGAGAGGGCGGCTCACCTACTGAAACTCAGGGAGTGGGGTTCAAACTTCCGAAAGACGCTCAGTAAGCGGCCATTAGAGAAACAGGTATACTATTGGGCGAAGAGGGTACTCAAAAGAGCCTCTAAAGGCGGACGATACCAGAGCCGCTCGGTAATACCACTTGATACTTTGGTCACCTTAGCTCTAAAAGGATTAGAGAGGTTCCCGTATATGAACTTCTCTAGTACCCGAGGGGTTGACAAAATTGCGGACAGGGCCTCTCTGGATAGAGTAAGCCCGAAGATCCAATATGAGGTTGGAAACATTAGAGTGGTTCCACTTTGGCTTAATATGGCCAAGTGTGATCTGACTGATGGTGAATTCACCTTGAGACTCAAGAAGTACATAGCTCAGAAGAAGGGGGTTTTGGTGTAAGATGGAAGACTACCGGTTGATGAACACTACCCTACGCAGAGAAAGAGTTACTACCCGAGTAAAGAATACCCATGTAGAATCAGACGGGCGTACTGTCTGGGTCAATCGGTTGTGCCGGTGTATTGCTAGATTCTGTCCAATATCCCGGGAGTACAACCTACACTGGAATACCCCTCAAATGGTTCGACACAGTAAGGCCGAGCCCACCTTAGAGGACTGGGAGTCCTTTGTGGCTGTGATGGAGGAGTCCTTCGAGATCAAGATTGACCCCAAACACCGACCTCTCTACATTCAGGAGCCGGCTACATGAGTTGTCACTACTGTGGTAATGGTGGGGGAAGTCACGCGCTGGGGTGCCCCGGCGGAGCCACCCTGGAAGAGAGCGACAGGGTCATCCAGATCTGGAGACTAGGCCGGGACTGTGGCCGCTCTGGCAGAAGGTGCCCAGAGGACGCAAGCCCAACCTACCGGCTGGGGTACCATCAAGGGGAGATTGCGCTCGAGGAAGCTCAAAACGGACACGATATTGTTCATGGTTAGTGGTGAGATCTTCACCCCTCATCCGTAGTATTAGTTATGCCAGCCGCTGTAAAGATCCCTCTCAATCCTGAAGTAGCCAAAGAGCTTGCCCTGAACTGGGAACTCTGGTTGATTTTCTCAGCCAAGTTTGGCGGATATGACTGGGAGATTGACCCATTACACAGGGATTCCTGGGTTGAAGAGCGCAAGGCCGGCGAAGCCGAATGGCTGAAAGAAGCCAAGGCCAAGCTCTTGACCCTCCGCCAACTTCACGGGGAACTTCGCAACCATGTAGCCTCGGGAGACCTGAGCATGGGAGTGTTCTACCCAGAACGACCTACAATCAGTGCTCCAAGCCTTGAGTCCGAGGCAGTGAAATAATGCCGACCCCAACCGAACTTGAGAGACTCGCGCCGGTGGTTTGGGCGGGCCCCGGCGGACTCTGGGCCTCCGCCGACATGAATGACTTTCTGGAACCCAAACTGTGAAAGCTCCGATGAAAATGCCTAACAAGACCTTCAAAACACTGGCCCTCATCGGGGCTTTCACAGTAGGGGTTCTCCTACAACAGGTTGGCTGCTCTCACAGGGGAGATCCATCCTACTACAGCTTCGAGACTCAGGATTGTGAGTTGATGCAGATCCACGATCACACCCAGCCGCCCTTCGGCGGCCCCCACTACAAGCTGTACCGGGTTTGCAATCTTGGAAGCACCTGGACACTTCTTTCAACCCGCTAACACAGGAGAACTATGGCTGGAACTCGTTCAAGTGCAGATGAGATTGTGAGAACCGTCGAGGAGAAGGGGGCGATTACCGACCCCACCTTGGCCAAGCTTCTGGATCTTCTCGAACGGAAGACCAACTACAAGGTTCATGTTGCTGTGGAGATCGTCACTGGGGCTATCCTTAAGACCGTCGACAATGAGGAGGATGCTCTCGAGAGCATCCGGCGGCTGGAGGGCGCTCCCGACAAGAAGGAGTGAGACTAGATCGGTTCTTCTCGTTCGAAGCGGGTGGGTCGGACAGGTTCTGGCACACCCGTGTTCTTTTTGACTTGGAACTTATCTCAATCTCGGGGGCGTAATCAATACGTCTTCCCGGACAGGGATTGTCTCTCAGGTTAGTTACCTCCCCTTCTTCAATCTCAAGGGAGCAGTAGCCACAGGTGCAAAGAGTCGTCTGTCCCATGTTACGAATCCAGTGGTGACGATTTCGTAGTGGAACCGTTAGGGTGGCTGGGTCAACCAGAGTATGTCTTTCTGCAGGAACCCTGATACGAGTCATTATCTGACTTCGCACCCTAGTTGCTAGACCGTTAACTAGAGATATCTTTACTGAATCACCTGAATTGACCAGTACCCCATCGATTAACAAGCGGATGATGCGGGGTAGGCTTTCCAGTAAGTTCTCATAAGCAACAATGGGATCGTTGCTAGAGTCCGCCACTTCTAGCATGGTATCCGTGATGTCCGTGATTAGGTCGTCGAGGGATCGAAAGGGCATTCCGAGTGAAGATCAATACCCCAAGTAGCCAAAGAGTTCCAGGTAAATGGCGGCCATTGGTTCAGAAAGTGGTTGAGTAACCTGTCGGGATGCGGTAGCATCCCTTGGTGGCCATAGACCCGTTCACTGGGGAGTTCGAACACACCCAAAAGCTACAAGTGAGGGCTTCCCTAGTTCGAGCCCATGATGGGTGCCCTGATGTTACCTTACACTTAGGTAACTGTAGTCTATCAGTCAATCATATAGCGCATTTGAGTGGCCCGGAAGTTAGGGCCAAGCTAACGAAATGGATTCTCGAGATGAAATGGGTTCTCCGAGGCTCCAGAGATCAAGCCCCCAGAAACGCCTTCTAGATTTGAACGAGATGAGGTGATCTAGCTCTTCACCTTGGGTATGATGTGAGAACCCGCTTCCTGGTCGACGAACCCGGTTTCCTCTTCTGAATCCTCAGAGGGGCCTACTGCATCCGGTATGAATAACTCGTTGTACTTGACCCCCAACTCATCTTTCCCACATTTGATGAGTGCTCCCATCCCTACGAGTTCTTCAAGCATCTTCGAGAGGTGGTTGCCGACCGGGTTATTACTCCAGAAGATCCACTTCCTCTCGTTGTACTGAAGCCAGCTCTCGCGGTTCTGCCAATCGACTTCAGGCCAGAACCCGAGCATCGTCCCGAGCTCGTACATAGCGACATCGAAGTCTTGTTCTTTTTCGAAGATTTCCTTGAGAGTTCTCACTCGACAACCTCTTCAACTTCAGTGAGCTCTTCGGCTATGTAATGCCGGTCTTCACTTTCAGGCCAATGGAAGAGACAGGGATCTTTGCTGTTGGGTATCCAACCATGGCAGTGGCGAGTCTGCGTGCCATCAAGATTCTTAGAAGACCCGTACTCATGACCGCCGCACTTAGGGCAAGTGTACTTGGGTTCATTTTGCATCAAACAACCTCATCCCTTTCGAACCTAGAACGTCGTACAACTTCCTGCTCATCAGAAGTTTGTGGAGGCTCGGGATCTTGCTGCGGCTGCCCCCGTTGTTCCCGTATTCTGTCGGTGACCGTGGCCGCTGCATTCTCACAATTGGTCTGAATCTCGATGTACTCATTAAACATCCTGGAGTACACTGGGTTCAGGAGTTCAGACAACGAGTTCTCGGCAGCATCACAGGCAGCCTCAAAGTCGACACCCTCCCCCACGAGGGTGTCAATCATGTCCTGAGCTAGGTCGGAGATGTCTCGGGCGGGCACTGGAATAGTTTACACTACCAGCGACGACCGCCCATGAAGGGATTCATCATTATCATTCGAGGCCCACAGTAGTAGGGAGATTCTGAATCACCGTTAGACCGCTTAAGTTGGCCTAACTCTGACCTCAGCTCCTCTATCTCGTTTTTCAAACTCAGGTTTTCAGCCTTGACTCGCACGAAGTTCCTGAGATCTTCAACCTTGGTTCCCCGCTGTAGCCACTCCTTAACCTCCTCAAGGTTGTTAGCTACGTGACGTTCGAAGTCACCTTGTCTCTCAGAGTTCTGAGCAATGATAAGTGCCTCGATGGAACTGTTCCAAGACACATCGAGAACATACCGAAGGCCTCCTAAGAAAGAGTTCTTCACACTATCCAGTATATGGTGCATGCTTTTTGAACCATCGAGAGGGACGCTTATTGGCTTCATCTCCCGTAGGGCCTTGATCGTTGCTGCTAGTTCTTCCGCCTGTTCATCTTTTTTAGAGCCCATTCACCCCTGATACACCAAAAACCCATATTAGTAAAGGATATTAGTTACCCTTTGGAGAGCTTCTTCCGAATATCCTCCAGCCGCTCTTTGGCATTGACATAAGAAATGCTCTTAATGGCGGTCATCGTGGGGATCCACAGAAGGAGAGTGAGTAGAATTTGACCCAAAGGAACATCGTAAATACGCATACCAAAAACGAAAAGTACCATTATGATGGTAAGACTAGTGAACTTACCGGCCTCATTCCTTCGAAAGGCGTACTCCAACCAAGCTTTCCCTTCTGTGGTATTCAGCCAGGCTTCTTTAGGGGCGTGATCCATTGAGTGAAACATTACACTGAACCCCTCAACGATTCAAGCCTAAGTCTGAGTTTTTTAACAGCTTTAACCTCCAATTGACGGGTCCTTTCCCTGGACACTCCGAATTTCTCTCCGATTTCCTTAAGGGTTTTGGCTGACTCCGGATCCTGCATCAGGCGATCTTTCACAATAATGAGTTCCCGAGGGGACAGATCCTTCAAGGCCTTCTGTACCGCCGCTCTATATCGATTCTGACGATTGGTATCGTCGAGGTACTCGTCTTGACTCTGGGAATCCGATACGAGGGTCTCCACTAATTCTACGGGATCCCCACCGCGATCCCCGTGGATATCCACCGCCAAGGACAGATCTCTACCTTCCGTAGCCATCATTAACTTTTGAACCTTGTCCAATGGCATACCCATACTCTCAACTAAAGCCTGCTCGACCTCTTCTCTGGATCGATACCTATTGTAGGCTTTGACCTTCTCCTTTTGAAACTTGAAGTAGTCCCTGGATCTGAAGTCTGCCACGGTATTGGACTCATTCTGACACTTGATGATATACCGAAATACGTAAGCTCGAATCCAATAGACGGCAAAAGTGATGAACCTGTTTCCACTGTCGGGGTCGTAGTGGCTATCAATGGCTTTCATGAGCCCCAGGTTGGCTTCTGAGAGCAGATCTTCCAAAGGGATGGGGTACCGACGGAACTGAAGGGCGACCGCTGAAGCATGGCGTAAGTTAGCCTGAAGGATCTGATCCCTGGCTGAGTAATCCTGGTTGTCCCTCCAGGCCTTGCATAAACGTACCTCTTCCTCGCGTGAGAGTATCGGAAGAGACCTCACGCGAGTGATGTAGGCTGCTATACTATTGTCAATTGGGAACATGAGGGGTTTGCTACTTACACTTCATAGAAGAAGATCAGGTGAAGTGTATAAGCAAACTATCGGGGGATGTTTCCGACCTTACCCTTCCCATTGACTGTCGTGTGTTTTGTATCTCGGTGATTGGTAGTTCCGCAGATAATACACTCACCTTCACCATGCTTGCAAGCGGTAGCCCCTCGCCTAAGACCCTCAGGGCCTGGGACATATTCAGTAGCTACCCCACCAAAACAGTCAACGGGGCCAAAAATCCTAGGCCATCGATTGTCACTCATCTTCTTTGGTTCCTAACAACTGATTCAACAGAAGCAATGTGGGCCCTTTGTTCTCGGTTTTCTTGCTCTAGTACAAGAACCCTACCTAGCAGGTTTGCTTGCTCTCGAAGGATAATCTCAAATCGATCTTGAAGATTGAAGTCTGAGTTACCAGAGATTTGGGGTAGTCTAATCCCAGCCAACCCTTCACTACTACCACCAGGAGAAACACTCAACAATCCACCATCTGAACTTATCGTCACACCTCCGGAAGAAAATCTCAGTACCCCACCAACGGGTACCTCTCCAGGTTCTTGTTCGGGTGGGTCACGGGTATCAACATAGAGTCTGGGGGCAGCATCCGCTTCAGGGGCCGGTAGGGCTGTAATTGCAAACCGAAGGCTATCAGTAAAGTCGTCAAGCATCTCGGAAGTAGGAGGAGACCGTCTCCCAGTCATCTCCTCCATGGCCTCAGTCATCCTGCTGGCGTGCTCTCTGAGCTCCGCCTTCAGATCGATACCGGGCTTCTTCGGCGATTCCCGATTAGGCCTTACAGTCGCCCAATAATCTTCGAAGTCGTCTTCCACAGGTTAACCGGATTGCTGACCCGCTAGTGGTTGCAGGTAAGGGACTTCACTCCCAGGATTTAGGTACACCACCTGGGAAGTTTCTGATTGATACTTTGTGTTTTCAGGTGTAATTGGTACCTGCCCCATGATGATGAAACAAACTAGTAAGCTCGATCACCTGCCAGTCGAGGAAGAAGGACACTTAAAGACAGCACTTGAAGCCATCAAGGCGCTCATAGCCGACAAGCTTGATTCGAGTGAACGGACTAGGTTCTCTTCTGTAGCGAGCTTGTGTGAGGTTGCTCAGTCGTTGATGCGGGCGGAAGCTAAGCCGAGGGTTCCTAGAAAGGAGTGTAAGTATGATGCCAACCTCTTTGAGGGCGATAATGAAGATGAGGGGATCTATGGGGGAACTACTGGGGGTGTTATTTACGCTGGTGCTGTAGGAGAGATGGCTGTACCCATCCAATACACAGATCCTCGCCACACAGATCCTCGCCAGCAGAAAAGAGACCTGAGTATTCAAATGGACACTCTGTCCCAAGTCACCATTGAGAACCAACGAGCTCAATTGGCTGCAGCAGGGGTACAAGAGTTGAAGGACTTGATCACAGTCCTGGATACTATGAATCAAGCCGACGTAGATAGTCGCAGAATCATTAATGATAGGGTTGCACAGTTGATCGTAAACCTCAAGGAGAGAAACAGTAATGATAACGTGGTACATTCCGAGTTTTCACGGGGATATTCAATTAGAGGCAGTGAGCCAAACCGAGACCTCTCTGAGGATGTTCAGCCTGTCGAACGAGGAACTGACGGTTATGGAGGCCTTCAGGCGAAAGGCTCTGAAGGGGGGAATGATTCATAAGCCTTGGGCTACCCCAGAATCCTTTCCAAGCATTCTTCCATCGATTTGTCGAACAGAACACGGGATGACTGTTAGACTCCAGGCGCCCCTCACTAAGGTTGCCAGACACATCACCTCTAGACTGAAACCCCATCGGGGTCAGGTGTCAGCTGTGAAGTTGGCAGACGGTCGACTTCAAGAGTACAAGATCGAGCCAGAGCCTAACCCCACTGCTGTGACTCCACCTACCCCTACTGTACTAGAGAGGATTGAAGATTACTGGAACGACATTAGACCAGCGAGGGTGGTGGCTGCTACCACGGTAGCTGTACCCGTCAGGGGATGTCCTGTTCCTGAGTTCGTGAAGGCTGAGATTAGGGCCACCAAGGTTCTAGAGACCTTCTTGAATCCAGAGCAGCTGGAAGACTTCAGGCGAACGAATCAGTTCATCACAGTCGGGCAGGACACTGGCCATCGCTACCTCTTGACCTCACGCACCAAGCCGAACCGATCCGAGAAGTCTGGTAACAGGACAATGTTTGATCTTGACAAGAATTCCCCAATCTGTGTGCATGATTGGGATGTGCCAGCAGCCGAAGAGCTACTTGGCCTTCACCTGTTCCTATCGCTCCCGGGTTGGGAGAGCTGGATGCTTGAGTTGCCGGAGTGATATGCTTCCACCTGTCACTATAGGTTTCCTCATTGCAGTTGCACTTCTTCTTGGCTATCTAATCGGTCACAAGAAGGGTTTGAAAGAGGGGATTCAGATAGCTAAAGAGTTGGGTCAAGCTCCGACTCCGAAAAAGCTGTACCCACCCCCTCTTGATCTAGATGATGACCCGTCTGATGAAACCCCGTCTGAGGCGATTACTCTCGATAACTACAAGGTTTATCGGGGTGGGGTAATATTTCGAGGTGGGCTCGAAATAGCTATAGTAGATGATGAAAGCCCATTCGAATACGAGAGACTTCACGATGTAAACGAGCTCAAGGCTGATCAAGAGTATTGTCGGAAGCTGAGTCGTCTGTGGTTCGAGGAGTTTGGACTTGATGCCGGGAGGGTAATTCGAGAGGGCGATGGTTACTTCGTCTCAAAGAGTGGGTTATTCTGGAGAAGGGACCTCATCTTTGGACGGATGAGTGGGGCATTCGATGGGTTTGAGAGCTTCAATGTCTCAAACAATTACTTTGCTAAGCCAACCCCAGAAGATCTCCAACACTGCAACAACCTAGTCAAACTTTGGAAGGATGAATTCAGATAACATCCTCTCGTTCGAATCGAGTGGGTATCTCTTGAAGCCACCAGGAAGGGGGATCACTTACCGGTGGCGGGTACCCTACTAGGCAAGCAGCCATCTCCGCCTTTTTGTTGTAGAGAATGACCACGTTGGAAGGCCAATCGGGTATCGGAGCGATTGCTGAGAGAAGGTGCTTGTCACGAGCACCCATGTCAGACATCAACTTGGCGGTGGCTGGTTTGACCTGGTACCAGAATTGGTTGGGCCTGTCCTCAGCTAACCAGAACTGCCCAATGAATCTTGAGTGTCGTTTCGCCGAGTTCTCAGCTGGGAACAATGTTGTGAAGAATACCCATACCTTTTGGGCCCAATCGAATACATGAACGATACCAAGACCCCCTCCCAAGAGCCTCTGGTGTTCAATTGGAACCCACAGAATATCTGGCACTGGTCACTCTGTGACCGTAGGTGTCTTCGGCTTCGGACGGTTCCGGTGCATGCGCGTGATCCTAGACCAGGACACTTTAACCGCCGGATGCTTTTCTTCTGCTTCGCTTTCCTGCCAGTAAATCCTTAGGCCTGTTGCGGTTGCCTTGAGTGTTAGGACAGTTCCATTATTGAAGACGTGTTCGTAGTTTCTTTTATGGAATTTGTTCGACATGTCGTTCAATACACCGGTTAGGGACTTGAGAATCCATCAAATCGACTGGCGAGTGGTTTTTTAATCGTCTGGTTGGGGTATACTGTCCATTGATGGCTGAACTCAAGGTCAATCTGACGGATGCTAAACTTCTGAATGACTTACTGGATAGTGAAAAACTGACTGACGAAGAGGAAACCGCCTTTTCTGAAATGCTAGATAGCATAAATTCCAGAAGGTTCCAGAAGTTGACAACGCGGCAGAGGGAGTGGGCAGAGGGGGTTCACAAGCGGTTTGGGTTAGACCCAGGTGCGGCCAACCTGGTCAGCTCAGGCCAGGTCAAGGTCACCGAAGAGCAGAGCGAGGGGTTGAGAGACTTTCTTGGAACGCTGGGCCCGAAGAGGCTTAGACCTCCAGGCCGATAGATCTTATTCTAGCCGGTTGCAATATGGCTTGGTAGTCTGAAACCTTATTTCAATCGAGGGTCAGAAATTGAAGTAAGATTTTCTTACTTGGTAGGGTGAGGTTTGTGCACAGGTTTTGCACAGATTTAGGCCCAACGAACTATTTTGACAAATAAGTTGTGTTTTTCTGATCTCATGCGTAGTAGTAACCTATGCAAGCCTGTTATCTCGCAGTTCCCGGATCCGTTGAGAAGGTCGTCATATTAGAAGAGGGCCTGGGCGGGACTGAGCCTAAGTTTATCCCAGAAAATCCAGTAGTTGTGACTTTGGTCGATGGGTGCTATTCTTTCGTGGCCAGTAAGGATAGTCTTTTCGATGACCCTAACGTTGCACAGACTGAAGCCGAGCGACTTCGTGTTGAAGAGGCTGAAAATAGACGGAAAGCAAGACCTAAGATGATTGATGATAAAGATCGGCCTACCCCTGAAGAGGGGACCTCTATTGGAGAAGGGGCTACCGAGTCCAACCTTGTTTTCATTCTTGACCGGTCGGCTCCGCACAACACGATACCCATAGAGGTAGTTGACGAGCCCACTATACTTGATGTGGAGGCCGAGAGCTCGTCTGAGGTTGGTGAGGATGGTGAGCCTGAGGTGTCGGATACCTGTGACACGGTTGCTCCGGCTTCCAAGTTTGCTCGTCCTCAAGACATTGTCAACAACATCCAAAGGGTTCTAGGGGGCGAGACCCTCTCTGTTGTCGAGATCTACAAGCGATTGTCGATACTCGGCTTGATGCCGCTCACGAATAAGCCAACCGAATACCTTCGCTACATCTTCTCAAAGAACAGGGACATCTTTGACCGACCAGAAAGAGGAATCTTTTGTCTGCGAGAAGGGAACCCATTCCGTGTCCCATTGGAGCAACAGGAAATTGAAGTGGTCGAAGAGACCTCCGTGCAAGAGCTTGAGGAAGTTCAGGTAGAAGAAGTCCCTGTTGAGGAAAAGAGCGCCGTCAAGCGTAGGAAGTCCAAGAGCAAGAAGAACTCCAAAAAGAAGAGCAAGAAAGCTTCCGTCAAGCAAGATCTTCCCTTGAATACTGTCAAGCGTGTGGTAGCCCCGAAGTCCAAGCAGGGAGGAGCTGATTACTCAACCTGGCTCGGTGAGTCGATGGTTCAAACCAATGCGTTCGGGTCACGGTTTTCAGGTAGCTACCTACGGCTCCTTGAGCAAAAGCGTGGTGACTTGTGGGTGTGCGAGATTACTGTAGTTGGGTTAGGCTTATTCCTAGCCGGAACCTCTAAGCGACGTGACTTCGCACGCAAAGAAGCTCAAAAGAAAATGGAGGCCGCTATCAACCTCCTGAATATCATCAAGAGTAAGGCGATTAATCGCTGAGCACCACACCTCCTGAAAAAATCAGGATCCTTTTATACGGAGCTATAGGCGTCGGTGTAAAAGGATCCTATGGCCAATAACTCAATACGCACAATCCTCAATGATGAAGAATCTAAAGAGTTCAAGCACCAAGTTGTTGAGCTCCAAACCACCAGTCCAAAGTTACTCCATAAGATTGTAATCGAGTGGCTTGGAGGTCGACGGAAGATTGAACGCCACTCAGCGGGTCGGCGCACCCAAAACATCAGCGCCCTAACAACACCCCTAACAAACAGAGTTGGTCTAATAAGCAGGAAGATCAACACCAGGCAGGTTGCAAAGTTCAAGCATCTCAAGGCGATCGACCCTAGGTGCCAACTAGACAAACAAACCCTGTTTTATTCAAAGGAACACGAGGAAGCGATCCTAGACTATTTGAGTAAGGTACCAACAGGGGGTCGGCGCAAGAACTCTGATCCGAGTTTGCCTCTTCGTATTACAAAACGCGGAACAACCTCTACCCGTCCCAAGAGGAACACTCATTACCAAAAAGTCGTCGCTGCCATTCAGGATATTTTGGTAGGTCAGATACTACGTCCTGAAGACATTTATGATCAATTGAAAGCTCGTCACTGCCTACCCAATGGAGACGACGTGAGGGGGTCATTAAAGAGGATCCTACGCGAGAACAAGGATCTCTTCGAGCACGACAAGGGATCTGGGTACTACTATCTGAGAAGCGGGTACCAAGATGAGGATCCCTCGGAGTCGACCTCCGCGCCTGAGAGTGTTGAGCCGGTGGAGTCGTCTTCCACAGAAGCTACTCCTGTGGAAGACCCAATAGATGACCTTCTGCAAGAAATGACAGAAAGTACCCAAAGTGAACCAGCTGAGGGAGCTTCAGTTAAGCCTGCCATGCTTAGCTTTGCACCAATCTCTCAACGATTCTGGGGGAAGTGACGCTTTCCTTGACACTTGTGGGACTTACTGGTTTAATATGGCCTGTATGCCCCACAGAATGATACCTGTTTCCAAAGAAACCCTGGACAAGGCTGCTGAGAACATTCGAGCGAACACAAATCGTCTTTCTGATAGGGTTAGGGCTCTCGACGCGGACATTACCACCCTCAACGTAGACATCATCGTCAATGCTGCCAATGAGGTGATGCTTGGTGGGGGTGGTGTAGACCATGCCATCCACGCGGCGGCGGGCCCACGGCTCCTGGAAGCCTGTAGCGAAGTTCCGGAGGTGAGGCCTGGAGTCAGGTGTCCAACTGGACAGGCTCGCATCACGAAGGCGTTCAGCCTTCCTTGTCGGTATGTGATTCACACGGTCGGGCCTATCTGGCACGGTGGGGGAGCGAAAGAAGAGAGGCTTCTTGCCTCCTGTTACCAAGAGAGCCTAAGGCTAGCCGTCGCCCATAAGGGAACCTCAATTGCCTTCCCGGCAATCTCTGCTGGTGCCTACGGTTACCCGGTGGAGAAGGCCTGTGAGGTAGCCGTCCGAGAGGTCAAGGCCTTCCTCGAGACCAACACTACCCTTCAGGATGTGATCCTCGTGTCCTACAACTCACCCCTGATGTTGGAGTGCATGAAGCGGATGATCGGGGCTTAGATTACCTGGTCACGTTCGAATCGAGACAGTGCCTTAGGAGCTTCTGATAATGAACTGAGGAGTACATTCCTGACCTCTTCAACCTCTAGGATGTACTGAGCTAGCCGAACATGAGCTTCATGTACTGCAAGGTCTGGTGTCTCCGCTACTCCTGAAGCGGTGAAGGAACACCCGCGGGTACCCACATCCCACTTATAGGGATTTTCCATATCTTGGATATCAAGGGAGATACCCATATTGTACCCACAGCGAGATACGTGCCAGTATTGCCCAGGGAAGGAGGTGCTTCTAGGCACTCTGACCCCTAGAAGGACGAATACTCTGTCCTGATTTGCCGCTCGTTGCTCTTCAGTGTACGGCATGACACTTCACCGGGGGTTCACAAGCTCGGCCATCAAGCGAAAGCATACCTCTGAACCATCGGTGAAGGTCATTACCCAGTATCCGATGTCATTCTTGTCGGAGGGACTCCATTCGAGGCTCTTGACAATCTTGCCCTTACACTCTTCACTAATAGCTTTTCTCTGCTCTTCTGTGTAGACCACGGTCAATCAGCTCCAAACTTCGGGGCTATCTCAAGATCAAGCTCATGAGGTGGGTCATCATAGCTATTGAGCACCTCCGGGAAGTGAACTCGAACTAAGCCACCTTCGTAGCATACCGTGCACTCGATACCTAGATCAGCAAAAGCCTGTTGAAGGTGTCTCAATAGTACATGACCCCCATAACCGATATCATGGCTGAAGTCGTCCACATAGCGTTCATCACCAGGCATGCGACCTGAATAACACAGGAGAGCTTGGCAAGTCAATTAGCAGATGTCACGGCTGCTGAAGGTAGGAGCCTCGAAGGTCTCGCTCTCGAAGGATTCGGGATCACGTTCGAAATTGTGGGTCATGCGCCCAAGGGCCCTGCGGTGGATTCGGTTTGCAAGCCTCTTGTCCTTTCGGCGGCACCTCCAATAGACGATCTTCTTGGCTCGCTTTATATTGGACTGAATCGCTGGGAGGGTTGTCTGCATGGCATCACCTAGCCGAACCGGTAAGCATGGTTTGCCGATTGAAACTTGTCAATGATTTGGTGTAAAGTGCCCTAGGGCCTAACTCAAACCGGCCAAAAAGAATGTCTGACACTGACATAGAATCATTCTGGGAGTGGATTCGTCCTCCACGGGAGCAGCAGCTTGAGCTCAGCGTTCAGCCTGCTGAGTCCAAGCCTGTCCGGTTTGAGCTAAGTATTACCGGGGTCGGCGGCACCATCGCCGACTTCTCGGAGTTACACGCCTATGTGGAGCAGTGGGGTCTTGTCGATCCCCCCTACTCGAGTAGACTAGCTCAAGGACACAACCCCGATGTTTCGATGGGAACCCGTGTGGGGTTGAGACCAAGAGAGGTTGATGAGCATATTCGAGAAGTTGTTTTGGGGGTAGTACGCCTAAGAAATTCATTGAGAGCTCTTGGGGTAAGCTATGATTATGATTGCTCGGATATCCTGGATCGAATTACTGCTCTGGCAGTTGAACGAGGACACCCAGCGAGTTACGTGCAAGACCTAATGAACGAGTTAACTACATTTGTAGAAATTGACGAACTTTAGAGGTAACCGTGCCAAACAAGAATGACGTTGAGTCCTACTGGGAACACCGCGAAGAGGAACCAGAGGTGGTGGCTCCTCTTCCGGTTGATGGTTGGGTTCCTAACCCAAGTGGTCGCGAGATACTCAACATTTTGCTTAGAACTTATGTGGATGTTTTTCCGGCCCCCTCTCCTGTCGACAATGCAGCTTGTAGTAGGATTAGGTCGTACTACAGTGCTCGAACTATTTACCAGGGACTTCCGGATTACGAGAGAACAAGAACTCACTTTGTAGGGGAAAACGATGATGATTGTGTGACTATCCTGGATCGAATTGCCTACGGGAATGCACACCCGCTAGATCTGAGTAGTGGTGAGATCCTTGAGTATCTACATAGACGGTATACCCCACCCAACGCTATAGCTACCCATGATCATGAGATCATGGAGTACATATCCGACAGGTTTGAACAGGACAACGGCTTCCCTCCGATATCTGTTTTGAGGGGTGCCTTTCATTCCAACATAAGGGCTCGAGAGCGGATTTTAGAGTTGATCGTGACTGTTGGAGGACTAGAAATCAGACTCACCCCAGCCACTCCAAGAGAGGCAGAGGCACCAGCCCTTGATCAGACCACCTTCAACCTCAGACAGCTTAATCTACTCCTGCATGAGCTTCAAGTGGTGGTAGAGAACATAGGAGGAGACACTGAATCGATTGATGGGAGTATCAACGAGTTGTTGGAGTGGGCTGGAGAGAGAAGTCGGGAAGCCAGCTTACCCAATACCTTCTGGAGAGATACTCTTAGGGACTTTGGAATCACATACACTACTAGGGGTACCAACCGTGCGGGTAATGAGGCCGATCGACGTATCATAGCGTACATCGAACAGTACATGTCGATGACTAGGCAGCTTCCTGGATATCAGATAATAAGGGAGTACTTCTCCAACCAACCGAGTGGGGACGAATGCACTCGAAGACTAACCCAACTCATGTTGGAGCAACCAGTTTCTCCAAGGGATCCTGGACGACCCATTACGGAGTTTCACACACCAAATCACAACATAGCTGACTTGCAGCTCCCAGAGAGCCTTTCCAATGAAGAGCGAACATATGCTAGCCGGATCAACCTCCGACGTTCTGCTCTATTGGTAGAGGCATTGACTCAAACTTCAATACATATGAGCACCCCGCTGCCACTCAACACCCTCAGGGAATTCGGTTATGGGGGCCGAGTACTTCTTAAACCAAGGCCTTAGTTCAGAACCTGATTGGCGTAATAGGACGTTGCATGACTTCAGGGTTGAGTTCCTGTTCAGGGATGCCCAAAGCCCCTTCCCTAGACCAGCAGCCCTCTACCCGACTGAGAGAAGAGCCTACCCACCATCAATGAACCCAATAAGCTCAGGGAGCCCAACTCCACGAGTGGCTGACGATAACTTCGTGACCGATGATGCTATTCCGTAATGGCTGACGACAACGATTCCATTGAGTCCTACTGGGATGTAGCAAGGCCCCACTTGGTGGAGCGGGCTCAAGCCAGGATCAGAAATGAGATGATGGAGAGGACTCGCCAATGGGATCGAGAGGATGGGTATCCAATTAGTGGACGGCATGACATGCGAAAGTATGTAGCTACCTACATGAGGTACGAAGATGGTTACCCGATGTTTGACTGGGGTCGACCCTGATGGAAGACATTGAAACCTACTGGGAAGGCCTGAGACCTCCACGGGAACCAGATCCCCCGGTACTGCCGAACGGATGCCAGATTCTGAATTACCTATGGTCATGGAATAACAAATCAAACAGAATCCCAAACAAGGGTTGGTAGCAGTTCAACGTGAACTTGATTAAAGTTGCTTGACACCGCTCAACCCGTGGGTAATCCTTCTATCAGATCGGATGTACATGAAGATGAAGGTGGTTCGAGTTTCGGCCACTGAGTTCGAATTGGAAGACGGTAGGGTC